AGGGGTTGGTCTTGGAGAACACGCGCAGGGCCACCGCGACGAAGGTTTCGAGCTCGCACATCGCCGTGTCTTCGGCCGAGCCTTCCATGGGGCTCAGGGCCTCACGCAGCACCAGCAGCGACTCGGTGATGTCGGCGTCGATCTGGCGAACGTCGGAGCGGGCGCGGGCTGTCATGCCGCCTCCAGCACGTAGGGCTCGACCGCGGTCATCCGGTCGTCGCAGAAGCGCAGGCTCGCGTCGTGAAACCACAGGCCGAAGCGCCCTTCGAATTCCCCGTTGCGCTGCTTCTCGATCGTCACGAGCGCGTCGGGTTTGGCCATCTTGTCGGTGTCCGGGTTGGCCTTCTCGCGCTCGGCGCGCTTCACCTTGTTCTGCCAGACCGTGATGATGTTGTGCGCCTGGTCGCTGATCGACGCGCTGCCACGGATGTCGTACTTCGACGGCGGGTTGTCCTCTCCTGCCCCGCCGGGTTTGCGGCAGTGCGCGACCAGGTGAACGTGCAGCCCGGTCTCTTCGGCCACGTCGCACAGATCCCCGACCAGCTGCTTCTGCTCGTCCATGCTTTCTTCGGACTGGCAGACCTTCATGAGGCTGTCGATGAACACGTGCCGACCGTGCAACTCTTCCGCGAAGTAGCGGCACACCGCCAGGCACAGCGGCGGGTTCAGGCGCCCGATGTGATCGAAGAGCCAGAGCCGGCCGTTCGTCCAGTCCTTGAACCCGTCGCGCTGCTCACGGCTCGGCCAGTCGGTTGCGGTGGACTGGCGCAGCATGCGAGCCAGCGTCTTGCCCGGCAGCATCTCGAGCGAGATCAACAACGCCCGTTCGCGCTGCACGCACAGGTCGAGCGCCACCTGGCCGGTGAACATCGACTTCCGGTGCCCGTTGAAGCCTGCCCAGACCGTGACCTCCCCCGGACGGAACTCGATCGCGTCGCGCAGCTTGGTCGAGAACATCCGCGACTTCTTCGACCCGGACCGCGGGGCGAACTCGGCATCGAGTTCCTCGGCGAAATCAGCTGCCTTGCGCACTTTCGCAGCGGGCTCCGTCCGGGCCATGTACGCCCGGAAGTCGGTCGCATCTTCGATCATCAATGCCACGAGATTTCCCCTTGCGTGTCTGCGTGTTGAGCGGCTGCGTACCGCATGAATTCGCCCTTGCCGGTGGTCGTGATGACGAAGGCTCGGACGCGTGCTGCACCGGCTTGCTGAGCGGCTTCGAAGGTGGCCTTCACCCGCGCCCTGTCGGAGCCGTTGACGACCACGTTCAAGCCCACGAGGCAGCGCAGGTCCAGCCGCTTGATCGCGTCCTTGCCTTCGACCCAGAGGCTCGTGGCTGAAAGCGTTTTGACGGCGCCGCTGTCGTCGGTGTCGATGAACACGACACCGGGTGTTTCCCCGTGCAGGCGCATCGCGATCAGGTCTTGGTGGTGGCGCATCAGTGGGCCACCTCGAAGGGGTCGACAACCTTCTGGCCGTTGTGCGTCTTCGGTTGGAGCCAAGAGGCCTTGAAGCCCTGCCAGCTGTTCTCCGCGGCGATCTTCACCGCCTCGGGTGGTGTCAGGCCAGCGATGGCAGCTTCCCGCTTGACGCCATCCCAGGCGGTTCTGGTCAAAGGGGCCTTCTTCGCCTTTCGAACCTTCAGCCAGTCCCCTGCGAGTTTGGAATCGATCCCTTCCGCGATGAGGTCAGAAACCGTGAGATTCGCGGTGCTTTCGGAAGCCCCTTCCGAAGGACCTACTATCTCCTTCTCCTTCTCCTTCTCCTTCTCCTTGCTTCGATGGGGCATCGAAGGGGCTTGCAAAATTGAAGTGTTCGCACCTTCGAAAATCCGACCACGCTGGAGATTGAATGCGCCCTTGTACCGATCGAAAAACTCACCGACGAACGGGTTGTTCGGCAGTGCGTCGTAGTCCTTCTGAATGCCGCTGCAGCGCTTGTCTGTCGCCTTGAGCGACTCCGCAATCTGGTAGGCGGCCATCTCGACCACCCACACTATTTCCGTGGCTTGGTCATACTTGCAAAAGCCGACATCGATGCAGTGCTGTAGCCCCTTCGATGCCCCTTCGATGCCCAGCCCTGTCTCATGCGCCATGTACAACTCGGGCTGGTAATACAGGCCGAGCATGTTGGAATGGGGCGAAGTCATCAGATAGACGCTTACAACTAGGGCTTCGGAGCCCCTTCGGCGCAGTTCCTTGCCGGTAGTGCCAGTCCAGAACGACGGGCTGATCTTGGCGAAGTCCCTCATCGGATCCTCAGCCGCTCGAGCTGGGCCATGGCCTTGCTCAGAACGTGCGCCGCGGAGTTGATCGTCTCCACCAGCTTCACCGACTCGTCGTCGACGGTCTTGCGATCTGGGCGAGCGTGCAGCGTCTCGTCGCACTGGTACATGAGGGGGTCGTAGCGCTCGCAGAAGCGCATCAGCTCGACGACCTGGCCGAACTTGAACTGCTCGCTGCCGTTCGCATTGAGGCAGTCCTTGAACTTCGCGTAGGCGCTCTCGGCCTTCATCTCCGGCCACAGGTGCAAGGCGCATTGCTTCACTGTCTTGCCGCTGCTGCCGACCATGGTTTGCAGGGCGTCGTACTCGTCTTCGTAGAACAGGCGGGCGGTGTCCATTCCTGATCGTTCCTAGGTTCTAGGGCCGGCTAGGGTTTGCCCGCTCGGCCAAAAAAAAGACGATGCCGACATGCAAACCACCAACGAGGATTTCGAATGGGCCCGACGCAAGCTGCGCGACTTGATGCGCAAGCTGTACCGGTTGATCGACCGCGGGACGCGGCTGTGAGAGCGCATGGATCAGGCAACCTGCGCCAGGTCGGGCCAGATCTGCGACCAGTCCGCAGGCCGAAGGTCTTGAAGGCGCGCCGTGGGATCGAGCGTATGGAACTGTCGCGCCAGCGCAGGGCTCGCGGTCTTGATCCCCGCGAACACCTGATAGACGTACTGCTCATCAATGCCCAACGCAGCGGCGATTTCCCGGCGCCGTTCCGGTGTGTATTTGGGGAGTGCCATACGTGAAGCCTAGCGTTTCGCTAGCTACTCGTCAAGCGTTTCGCTCGGAAAGCCCTCTAGCGTTTTGCTTCAATCGGCCGATGACTCCGAAGGACCGGCTGATCGAACGCTTCAAGGCGCTGTGCAAAAGGCACGGCGTTGACGTGATTGCGCGTGAGATTCGCGCCAACGTCGACAACCTGAAGCAGATCATCGCGGGGACGAAGTTGCCTTCTGGTGCGCCGCGCGGCGTCGGGCCAACCCTGCAGCGCAAGCTCGAAGCGAAGTATCCGAACTGGGCCGACAGCGACATCCCGCGCGCGCCCGGCAAGAAGTTCGAGGACCGCCACGAAGTGAACGAAAGCGATTGGGCGACACTTCAGGCCGTGAAGACGGTGCTTTCCGACAAAGAGCTGACCGAGATTCGCGAGCGTGCGGCCGAGATCGAACGCCGCGTCGAAGAGCGGCTCGCACAAGTGAAAAGGCGCGTATGAAACTCACCCTGCAATACCGCAATATGGGATAGCCGCGGCTCGCAAAACGGCCACACCCGCCACTGTGCGGGTATTTTTTCGCACCACATCTAGCGAAACGCTTGACACGCACTAGCGTTTCGCTACACTGCAACCATGCACTGAACGGTTCGGTGCCTGGAGATGCAGATGGACCTCTTCGCCGCCCTCGCCAACGATCCCAACGTAGACCCCGCGCTCCGCCGCATCTTCGCGACACCAAAGCCAGACGTGCGCGTCGCCGCCTTCGACAAGGCATCACCGCGCCGTTTCACGGGCGAGCCGATGACTGGCTTCGGCGACTTCGAAGACGACCGCACCTACGAAGAGCGCGCCGAAGATGAGCGCGACCACTTCAACGAGATGTGCGACGCCGATCGCGGTCTGGAGGATCGGCCGTGAACCACCGTACCGGGCGCCTCACTTGGCGCGACTTCGAGCCGTCGCAGGATGTTCCCGCGCCGACCTTCTTCACCGGCCCGATCGAGCACACCAGCGACTTCGGCGTGCTCAAGCCGGGCGCCACCTTCAATGAGCCCGCGCCGTCGCGCATGGTCGACGTGGAGCTCGACACACCGTGGTTCATCCCGGCCGCGGTCGTGGTGTTCTTCCTGACGCTGCTGGCCTCGCACCTTTTCGCGAGGGTCGCCTCGTGAGCACGCGCCTGAACACCCGCAACGGCCTTCACGTCATCGACACGTGCCGCAGCTATCCGCGCTCACTGCGCGAAGCCTTCCCGATCGACTACCGCGAGAGCGCCATCGGCGTCACTGGGCCGGTCGTCATTCGCACGCGCACGCCTTGGTGGTTGCGGGTGTGGAACGCCATCTTCAACTGAATTTCAACCGAAGGAGAACCTTCATGACATTACGAATCATCAAGTCGTCCGAGCCGATCCGGGTCGATAGGCTCAACCTCTGCATCTACGGCCAGCCCGGCGCCGGCAAGTCGTCGCTCGCGTTCACCGCCGAGTCACCGCTTCTGCTGGACTTCGACCAAGGCGCGCACCGCGCTGCGAACCGCAAAGACACCGTGCGCGTCACCTCGTGGACCGACGTGGCCGACATGAGCGCGGCTGACATTGAGCAGTACAGCACCGTCGTCGTCGACACCGCGGGCCGAGCCCTCGACCAGCTCACCGCCGACATCATCCGCCGCAACCCGAAGGCTGGGCGCGGAGGCGCGCTCACATTGCAAGGCTACGGCACGCTCAAAGCCGAGTTCGTCGCGTGGCTCAAGCAACTGAACACCTTCGGCAAGGACGTGATCCTGATCGCCCACATGGACGAGCAGCGCAACGGGGACGACGTGCTCGAGCGCCTGGACGTGCAAGGCGGATCGAAGGGCGAAATCTACAAGGCCGCGGATGCAATGGGCCGAGTCGCCGTGAAGAACGGCGCGCGCACGCTCAACTTCAATCCGACCGAAGCCGCGTTCGGCAAGAACCCTGGCCAGTTGGAGATGCTCGAAATTCCACACCCAGATCGCAACCCGACGTTCCTCGCGGATGTCGTCCAGTCGATCAAGGACCGGCTCAACACGATGACCGAGGAGCAGGTCGAGTCGCAAAAAAGCATCGAGGTGTGGCGCCTGTCGATCGGCACCATGACGAAGGCTGCGGACTTCAACGCCAACTTAGCCGACGTGAAGAAGCAGCCCAAGGCCGTGCAAGCCATGTTCGCCGACGCTGCGGCAGCCAAGGGCTTGATCTACGACAAGAAGGCCAGCGCGTACGCCGATCCGGTGCGCGAGGCGGCATGAAGTACCGAGTCTCCAACGTCGAAGCCTTCCGGCAGTGGGAGGCCGACGAAGAGGCGGAACTCGCCGACCTGATCGACAAGATCAGCGGCGAGTTTGTGCCCTCCGCTGCCATGCTGGCCGGCACCGCGTTTCACAAGGTGCTGGAGAACGCCACCAGCGGCCTGGAATTGAACGAGGCCGAGGAGCTGGGCCACCGCTTCATCTTCTCGTCCGATGTGGAAATCGAGGTCACGCCGATCCGTGAGTTGCGCGCATCAAAAACCTACATCGTCGATGGCGAGCCGATCGTCATCAGCGGGCAAGTAGACGCCATCGAAGGCCTGCGGATCGAAGACCACAAGACGACGGCGCGCTTCGACCCCGACCGATTTCTCGCCGGCTACCAGTGGCGCCTTTACCTCGACATCTTCGGCGCATCGCTGTTCCGATGGAACGTGTTCGAGCTTCGTGAGCTTGACGACGAAAGCGACACGGTTCCAACCTATGCCGTCACGGCGGCCCATCGGCTTGAGCAGTACCGCTACCCGGCGCTGGAGGCTGACTGCCTTGCGCTGGTGACGCGTTTCGCCCGGTTCGTTCGTTTGTACATCGAGGCCGTGGCGTGATCATGCTGCGCCGCGTTGCGTTTCGTCCGAAGCTGCCGCCGGCGCGTCCGTGCACGCAGTACACCGGTGCGAACCCGAGCACGCCGCGCGCGCAGCCCGTCCAGATCAGTGACGGCAAGGCTCGTCTGGTCGTTCCGCTGCCGAAGGAGAACGCGCTGCAGCATCAGGGCTACATGGCCCTCGTGCGCCAGTTGCCATGCGCGCGCTGCGGCTTCTTCCGCAAGGGCTTCATTCAGTTCTGCCACGCCGACGAGGGCAAGGGTATGGCGATCAAGACCGACTGCCGCCTCGGCTGGCCAGGCTGCGCGCCGCACGACTCGCGCATGGGCTGCCACTGGTACGTCGGAACGTCCGGCGAAATGCCGCGGGCCAGCCGGCGCGCCTTCGAGAGGAGCGCCGGCGATAGCACCCGTGCATTGATCATCGCGTCCGGCAAGTGGCCGGCGCGGCTGCCCAGGTGGCAGGAATGAGCGACGTCGAGTTCCGCGCTATCGCGCTGACCCGCCACGCCGCGCACGAGGCGATCACGCGCGGCTACGAGCACGCGAAGGCCATGCTAGACAACGGCGGCAGCGTCCTGATCACCGTCGGCCCAGCGATCGAGCCGATCGGCATTCAACAGCGCAAGTTCTTCCACGGGCCGGTCTTGAACCAGATCTCGGAGCAGGTGCGCGTCAACGGCGAGCGCTTCACGACGGACATCTGGAAGCGCCACCTGAAGAACGTGATTCTCGAACGCGAGCCGAAGTACGAGATGGTCAAGCTGCCAGGCGCCAAGCGCGCGACGCCGCGGCGCGTCTACCGCGAGACAGAACGCCTCGGTGTTCGAGCCTATTCGAAGTTCATCGACGAGTGCATCGACTACGCGACCCTCGAATGGAGCGTGCAGTTCCGCTTCGAGGTGAGCGAGCGCGAGGCCGTGCGGTATCAGCCGCCGGTGCGCGCGAAGAAGGTCACCGAGCCAGAAACCCACCCGGCCTGAAGGCCAACCACAGGAGCCCCAATGTTTCAGATCCTCACGTTCACCGAAGCCCACCTCGCCACCGTGACCAACCGCGTGGAGAAGCACGGCGACGATGACAAGCCCGCCGTATCTCTCGGCCTCGAGATCACGACCGGCAATACGATCCTCGACCTGATCGACCCGAAGCTGCGCCCGACGCTGTACAAGCGCCATGACGATCAGCCCGATCTCGAAGGCGTCGAGCAGGTGCTGTCGGTCCTGCAGTGCAACAGCATCGACCGCGTGCTGCTACCCACGAAGCACGAAGGCTGGACGCTCGCAGTCGACGACGGCATCGACGACACCAAGCCGATGAGCTTCGGCGGTTGCAAGATCGACAAGTTCAGCTGCGAACCGAAGCAAGGCGGCACCGTTGTGCTGCGGCTGCGTGTTGGCACAAGCGATCTCGACGCAGCGCGCAGCGGCATGCTGGGCATGCACGTCGGTCAGCCGATCTGGGTCACGCTGGTGGCGCCAGAGAAGCCGGTCGATGCGATCGACGGAACGACCGAGGCCTTCGAGAAGGACCACCCGGATGCTGGCGACCTGTTTGCAGCAGGTGCCAATGTCGAGAAGGACGGCGACGACGAGGGCGCGCCGCAGGATCTTGAGGACCGGCTTGAGGGAGCGCTTGACGCAGCGCAGACCACCCGCAGCCCTGCCGGCTCACGCACGGCGCGCGGGCGCGAGAAGACAGCGGCAGCACTGGCGGCGGGTGCTCCTGGCACCCACAGCCTGTAGCCACCCTAGCCCCACCAAACGGAGAGAACAACCATGTGGACTTTGATTCTGTTTTTCCATGTCGGCATGCTCGGCAAGACTGATTCCAACGCGACGACATCGGTGCAGGGATTCTCCAGCGTCGCTGTTTGCCAAGCCGCAGGCGAAGAGGCCAAGAAGCTCGTGAAGGGCACTGTGAAGGAAATGTCCTTCGTCTGCGTGCAGGTGAAGTGACGCCTAACCCCCACCCCGCCCCATACAAGCAAGAGGACGCCACCCATGAACACCGAAGAACCGAAGAAGCTGGATGCTGGGCAAAAGCACCTGTTGAAGCTGATTGCCAAGGAGCAGCAATGCGCGGAAGGCTGGGCGCCCGTGAGCAAGATCGTTTACCCGCTTCTGGAAGCGATGCCGGGTGCGCTGATTGAGGTGAACAGGGTTGGCGACGAAGGCCGTGGGCGTGCGCGCCTTACACCGGCCGGCGAGAGCCTGCTCGATGCAATGGCGTGGCTTTGAACTGAGCAAGAGGACACCATGAACAACCCGAGGCGGAGTCGTTTTGTTGATCAGGCCGGCGCGCTTCGCATGGAACCAGAGGCGACTTTTGTAAATAGTGCCCTCTTGACGTGACATGTCACCTGTGCTATAATGGCCTTGCCAACTTCAAAGGAGAACGACATGCGGCAACTGAGTAACGCGCTGAGCAGCTACTTCAAGGCACCGGCACCTAGGAAGGCCGCCGACCCGGCCTATGCCGAGTTCCGCGCCTACTGCAAAGACAAGGGGCTGACCTACAAAGTGGCCCGCGATGGCTACATCGAGTTCAGCGACGGCGTGATGTTCGGGCACTACGGCGATTGGGCTGAGACGCTGAGCGGACACCGGGAAGCAAAGTCATGAGCGACGCCACCTCCTACCGCTGCACCAACTGCGGCGCGGAAAAGCTAGTGGTGGCCGGCAACCATCACCCGCGTTGCGGCGGCTGCCACGGCGACGAATTTGATTGGGCGAACCCTATCGAACAAGCTACAGCAGCAGGAAGGCATTCGGCGGCCCTTGAGAGCATCGAAATCAAAGCGCAGGCCGGCCTTTGCTACTTCACGCTCTCCAGCGCACGCGAGTTCTTGAAGGACATCCGAGACGAGGTGGCAGATGCGCTTGGCAAGCAAAGGCCGCAGCGATGAGCCCGGCGCTGACACCAGCGGAGCGCAAGGCCGCAGAGCGCCAGCGCCAGCGGGAACTCGGCCGTGTGGTGGTGCAGGTATGGGTGCACCCCGACGACCGGGCAAAGCTGGCGCACTACATCAAGCGGCTGAACGAGCGGCGCGACAAGCTCTGATCTATCAACAGCCGCGCCAGTGGACCCCCAGAAACGATCAGGCCAGATTAACAAAGGAATAGCAGCATGAAAGCCACCCAGGGAGAGGCGGGACTGAGCCTATCGGACGCCGACATTCTCAAGGTCTATCACGACCTGTATTTCAGCGGCCTGATCGGCTCGACAACCCACAGCGAGCGCGTGCCGATTGCCCGCGCCATTCTCGCGGCTGACGCTGATCGCCGCCGCCTTACTGCTGAGCAGCCCACCGACTCGCAGCGTTTGGCGCTCCTGCTGGACTGGTGGTTCGGCGTTCGCAAGTTCAAGGGCGATGTCGGGCAGGCGCTGTGCCAAGAGGAACTTCTGGCCTTGATCGACAGCACCCTTAAGGAGACAGCATGACCGAGCCCAAAACAGTAGCCGCAATGCTGCGCGCCTACGTCGAGTTGATAAAGATGAGCCGCGACTATGAAACGTGGCACTACATCCCCGAAGTAGAGCAAGCCGCCGAAGCATTTGAGCGCCTTACTGCTGAGCAGGGCGGGGCAGACTTGCGGGGCGTGGTACTTGCCCACATCGCAGACCTTCGAGGTTGCATACCAACTTTGCAATCCTATCGACTAATGACCACCGCAGCAGAAATGGCGACGGCGGCCGACGAGCTTGAGGCAGCTCTAACCACACAGCCCCAAGCCGAGGACATCCGGGCAAAGCTGCAAGACCCGGTTGCCGTGCACGTTGCCATGGTGCGTGGCGAGATTGCCCGACCGCCGATACGGGACGTGCTGCACGCCTACGGGGCCGAAGCTCTTGCTCGATGGGATGCTGCCACCCCCACGGCGCAGCCCCAAGCCGAGCCGGCCGAGCGCTGGGTTGTTGTGTGCGAAACAGTGCTTGATGTCGGTCACGGTGACGACGTTCGCACAGGCGGGCGTCCGGCACTCGGATACGCGCTGATCGCACACGCCAGCACCTACGACAGCGAAGACAAAGCAAGAGCCGTAATCCGAGCCGTAGGTCTGCCACTTGGGTGGGTTCTCATGCCGTTATCGCGCTTGCTGCCAGACATCCGTGCAGCCCTCGCCACCCCCACCGCACCTACGGAGCCCACATGAGCACCAACGCAATTCTCGATGAACTGGCCGGCACATGGGAAGTCATGGCCGAAATGGAGCAGGGGGCCAAGCCCGGCCGCAGTGAAACGCTGCGCGAGTGCGCAGATGGGCTTCGCATGCTCGCGGACATGAGCCGCAAGGCCGAATTGCTCGGCGTGCCGCGACCGAAGAACGCCCGCGAAGTCGCGCTGGCAGAACTGCTCAGCTCGGCCTGCGCGATTGCAGAGCGGAAGGGTGCCGGCACCGCCTGGGATCGCTTCTTGGCGAGCGCGCTGACGTTGGGCATCAACGGGGTGACGGCTCGCACCTACCGCATCCTGCCGTCCGACGAAAACGAAGGAGGACTCTGATGACCACCCCCACCCGCACAGAGTTCGAGGCGGCTGCGTATCGGTGGATGACGGAGCATTACGCCGTTGAACTGCTCAAACACTTCCCCGCGCCCCGCCCTTATTGCGACGCAACCGAAGTCGTGCACGACGCCATTGCCGCCGCTATGGGCTGGCCTGCCGTGCCAGAGCAGGCGGGGTGGATCAGCGTTGAGGTTCGGTTGCCGGCCGAGGGTGAGCAAGTGCTCGTTTGGCGTCGCTCAAAGTGGAACAACGTCTTTCAGGACAACCTCGCTCACGACCCGGAAGACGGAATGTTTTGGTCCGAGCTTGGCGAATTGGCGGCCGGCGAATCCGTTACCCACTGGATGCCCCTGCCTCCCGCCCCACCCGCACCAGAGCAGGAGCAACCATGCCGCGATTGATTCTCCACAAGGACGGGGCTTACAACCTCTACACGACCATCGCTGATGGCGCCTGCTACGAGAGCGCCCTGACGCTGGACGAGTTGACCGAAGCGCTACGGTTTGAAGGCGGCCAGCGTGCCGTCGATGAACTTCCGGCGCGGCTGGAACGCGCCCACCGAACCGGGTGCAGCGCTCTCGACGGCGACACGCTTGAAGGCTGCATTTTCTGCAACCGCGCCGGGCCGGGCGAATCTCGGCTGTCAGTCTCCGACTTCATCGCCAAGTACCTGACCCTGCCCGCCCCCACAGTGCCAGAGGTGAAGTCGTGAGCACGCCAACACTCGGTTGTCAGTACGAAGCGCCGACCTTCGGAGCCTTCTACCCGGATGGAACTTGCATCGACGGCTTCATGTGGGACTTGGACAGCGGTGACGCGGATGGGCTGACCAGCGGAGGCGACACGCCGTGCCCTTGGTGCAACACGATTGCCCATCTCGACTGGTGCGGCAAAAGGTTCACCGGCAACGCGAAGCAGCGGCGGGCGGCGATTCGCGCCGAGGTGCGCAAGGTTCGCGTGTGGGCCGAGAAACGATCGTCGTTTGCACCGGCGGGTTATTCCCCCTCGCAACAAACAACACCGAAGGAGCAGACACCGTGAGCCTGCAAGAACGTGTTGCCGAATTGGTCGCGAAGCATGGGAGCGTGAGAGCCGCCGCCTTGGTGCTCGGCATCGACCACAGCTACCTGTACCGACTTGGCAGCGGTGGGAAAACCGAGCCGAGCCCGGCCCTTCTGAAGAAGCTCAAGTTGCGCCGCGTTGTCACCTACGAACGAACAGCGAAAGCCCCAACATGACCACTCCCCAACCCATCGCAGCCAGTGAGCCGAGCGAACGCGACAAGTTTGAGGCGTGGTGGGGTCCGTACAAGCTCTACCAAAGTGACGGCATAACTGCATTCGACGTTTGGCATGCATGGCAAGCCCGTGCCGCTCTCACCCCCGCACCAGCACAGCCAGCCCTGATCGCACAGGTAGGCAAGACGATCTGCGACGTGGCGACGTGCGAGCGCAGTCTTTGCATGCAGACCGGCCGCTGTCACTTCGATCACTACAACCCGAAGCCAGCCCCACTAGCCGATGCGGGAGCAGAGCCGGTGGCGAAAAAACTCGCGGGTGCGCTCCGTGAGGCCATGCACCAAGCGGTTGCCTATGACGGTCTCGACCTATCGCTGATCGGGCCGAAGCATTGGTACTCGGAAGCGAAGGTTTTGTTGGACGCCACCGCTGCCCATGCCGCCCCACCCACGCTGTCAGATGCTCAGTGCGATGCAATTTGGAAGTCAACGTACAGCCTTGCTCGCAGTAAGTCGTTCTACACACCTGACGATGTTCGCGCCCTCATTCGTGCTGCCGCAGGGGGTGGGTGAGAGGGTTTGTTTGTTGATTTGATCTGCGCGCCTTCGGGGAGAAGCCTGAAGGCGGTTTATGTGAGATAGGAGCAAAGTGATCCATTACCACGGGACGCCGATAACACCGAAGGCCCAGCTCGAACGCATGAGCGGGCGGAACTTCTGTGTGTCCTTCGCGCGACCTGACAACCTCGATCACTGCCTTCGGATTGGGCAGTCGCTCATGCTGGACAACGGGGCCTTCAGCGTGAAGACGCGCGGCGATGAGTTCGACCTGCACGGCTTCTATGAATGGATCGATCCGATCCTGGCGCACCCGCATTGGGCTGTTGTTCCTGACGTGATCGACGGCACGGTGGAGCAACAACGCGAGATGGTTGCAACGTGGCCGCACCGCCGAGAGTTCGGGATTCCCGTGTGGCACCTTGGCCTGCCCGTCGATTACCTGCTGGAGTTGTGCGAGGACTGGGGCCGCGTGTGCTTCGGCAGCGCCGGGCAGTATTGGGAGATTGGCTCGCCGGCCTGGAATGGCCGCATGGACGAGGCGTTCAACGCGCTTGTCCGCACCTTCGGGCGCCTGCCTTGGGTTCACGGCCTGCGGATGCTTGGGCAGGCTTCCGGGCCGTGGCCGCTTGCCAGCGCCGACAGCACGAACGTGGCTCAGAACTTCAAACGTGACACCGGCTGCGCAGAGTGCAAAGCCCGACCTATCGACGCAACCAACCCGCCGAGTCTTTGGACGGAGCGACCACTTCAAGAGGCCCTATGCTGATCCTTGCAATCCTGATCTACGCCGCCGCGATGACGCTGGCGAACCTGAGCGTCGCCGCCTTCGGGCCTGCAATCTCGCCGGTGAATGCCTTTGTGCTGATCGGTCTCGACCTGGCTCTTCGGGACTGGCTGCAAGTCCGCATGAAGGCGTGGCAGATGGGCGCGCTGATCGCCTGCACGGGCATGCTCACCTACGTGCTGAACCCGGCAGCAGGGATGATCGCGGTGGCGAGCGCGTGCGCCTTCAGTGCTGCCGCTCTGGTGGACTGGGCGACGTTCACCAAGCTGCGAGGTTCGTGGCTGTTCCGCGCGAACGGCTCGAACGTGGCCGGCGCGGCAGTGGACTCGCTGATCTTCCCGACACTGGCGTTCGGTGCTCTGATGCCGCACATCGTGCTCTTGCAGTTCGTGGCGAAGGTGGCGGGCGGGGCGCTATGGGCGTGGGCACTTTCGCGACACCAACCGCGCCAGTGGACAAGCCGAAGCGCTCAGGCCAGATGAACAAGGCTCTCCTGCGGGCTCTCATGTCTAGCAGGGGGTCCGTGGAGTGCAACAGGACAGTGTTTCAGACCCACGCAGAAGATTGATGATGCTTACCGCCAACGCCGTCGCAGTTCAACTCGGGATCAGCAAGCGCCACGTCTACGCGCTCGCCTCCCGGGGTGAGTTGCCGTCGCTGCGTTTTGGCGATGCGGTACGCTTCGACCCTTCTGACGTAGCCGCCTACCTTGCATCATGTCGATCCGCTGGGACACCAGAAACAAGCGCTGGCGCTTCGAGTTCGACCGTGTCATTGAAGGCCGCAGGCAGCGAACTAGCCGCCTACTTCCGCAAGGCTGGACTCAAGCCCAGGCCGACGCCTTCGACCGCAAAGAGAGCGGGCGCCTCTACGCTGTTGGAACTGGTATCCAGCCAGCCGACCCGCTGATCGATGACGCCGTGCTGCACTACCTCCGCGACAAGTCGCACCTCAAGAGCTTCGTGAGCGCCCGGGAGAACCTGGGGCAGATCGCGTGGGCGTACAGCGGCAAGCCCTTCTCCGCGCTGCCACAGGTCGCCAAGCTCATCAGCGACACCCGGGAGGGTGTGCGGGCCGGCGTGATCCTCAAGCCCGCCACCATCAAAAACCGCTTGGCCTTGCTCAAGGCCGCATGTCGCTGGGGATGGAAGAAGCACGCCATGTGCCAATCCGACCCGACCGGGCGCATGCAACTGCCCGAGGTGAGGAACGAGCGCCACGTCTACGCCAGCCGCAAACAGATGCTCCAGCTTGCCCGGGCGGCAGACCGGCCGGATGTGCGGGCCTTGATCCGCACAGCGTTCTACACCGGCATGCGGCTCGGGGAGCTGATGCGCGTCGAGGTGTCAGGCGGGGCGCTGCACCTGTCCGACACCAAGAACGGGGATCGTCGGAGCATCCCGGCCCATCCGCGCATCGCAACCTGCCTGCGCTACCTTCCCCTCGCCGCAGGCAAACGAACGCTCCAGGCGGGCTATGCGCGCGCGCGGCGGGCCGTTGGGCTGGGGCACGTCCGCATTCACGACTTGAGGCACAGCGCGGCCAGCGAAATGGTGAACGCCGGGGTCGGGCTGTTCACGGTCGGGGCGGTGCTTGGGCACAAGGACGCGCGCTCGACCAAGCGCTACAGCCACCTGACTTCCGACACGCTGGCGGACGCTGTTGGCACGATTGGAAGGCGAAAATCCCCGCACACCGCCAAAGAGAAAGACCGCCCGAAGGCGGCCTAGTTCACTGGAGGAGAGGGAGGGATTCGAACCCTCGGAACCTTGCGGTTCGCCTGATTTCGAGCCCGATGCGCGCACTTGGCGCAGGGTGCTGTCATAGGTGGAGAATGTGCGCTTGGGTGGCGCTGCGGGCACCTAGCGCGCTGTTTGTGCCAAATTCCCCCGCACAGTCACCGCGTCTCCCGACGCACTACAGGAGCAGGAATGCAGTACCCAAAACCACAGATCGGCTACTACCAAGCGGAATGCTGTTTGCTCGATCTATACAAGATCGAGACGCAAGAAGACCTTGAGGACGCGGAAGCGCGAATCGAAGACAACGACGAGTGCGGCCCGCTCATGGTGTTCGCAACGCTTGCGGAGGCGGTTGCCTTCCTGGCTGACGACCATTCGCCTATTGAGCGTGCGGAGCAGTTCGCCCGGCTTGGGTGGTCAGCGCCTCCTCCAGCAGCTTGACTTGCGCGTCCTCGCGCGCCTTCTGGTCTGGCGTTTGTACGGTCTGCGCCTTCTTTCCCTGCTGCCCGTAGGCAGTTCCGTAGTTCACGGGGTTGTGGGAATTCTTGCGCACAGTGCCACCACGTTTGCGGTGAAGATCGGGCCGAACATCAGCCACTGGTCAGTGGTCCCGGTTGCGTCTTTGCAGGGCTGGCCGACTGTTGCCCGGGCGACTTCCTTTGTGCCACGGACGCCATTCGTGAGCGCGTAGGCCGGTCGGGTGGTGCTGGTGCTGTTCACCTTCACCGCGTGGGTGTAGGTCGGAGCAGGAGGCGCAGGAACAGGCTGAACAAGCCCAGCAAGCCACACAGAAGCATTCGCGGCCAGGATTGCATCTCTCTCGACGCAGAGCGCCTTAAACGCCGCATCTGCCGCAAGGTCTGCCGGGTTGTCGCACTGTTTCTTGATGTTCGCCGCCCATGCTGCTGAAGCTGCGGCTTCCTTCGATGCGGATGCCGTGATCGTCTGCATGGTTGTGGAGAAAAGGCTGAAATCACAGGTGCCATGCCGGCAGGAGAAGCCGCCGTTCGTAACAACTCCATCAGGCTTCTTGCACCACCAAAATACATGGTGGCCTTCGTTGCCCCTTTCCCATCTGGGCATGAATGCGGCAGGGGTTCCGCCATAGCCTGCAAGACACACCGGAGCCGCGTGCGCCTGGTGGAAGGCAGCAATGAGGAACAGGATGGCAGCGAAGGCCATTGCGCGGGCGAGTCTCATGGTTTTTCCTTGGTTACGGTTTCAATCCACGATTTGCAGGCGCCGTAGTCAGCTCGAAGCTGGTCGAACTCTGCGGCGTACCCGACAAGTACAGTTGCATCCGGGGCGCTAAGGGCGGCGGGACTGGCCCCAGCGCAGGCTTGTTGGGCAGACTCGGGCAGGCGGGCGGCACGACTGCGCACCCCGGCAAGATCACGAACATGCTGAGCAGCAACGCGGCGTAGTTCATCTGCATGCACCTCTTCGATTGATTGAGCATCGGACTGCCACGCCTTCTCTCTCTCGCGGGCAGCTTCGGAGACTTTCAGCACTTCGGCCACTTGGGCTTTGTGGTCGCTCTGGTACTGCTGCCAGCGGCCGGCGCCGTAGCTGCTAACCATCAGGGCCAGCGCCACGAGCCACACTGTCGGATTCAGCAGGGCGATCATGGATAGAACACTCGCTTGCCCGACCGTGGCGGCACCACTTGCAAGTGACACCAACCCTTTGTCGAGCTCGGGTGCTCAAGCCACAGGCCGATGTCGGCGAGTTGCGCCAGGCCGAAGTCGCTCATGCACCAGTCGTCGAGCAGTCCGTCCCCGTCTTCCAAGTCGATCGCCTGGCCCGTCATGTGCAGCGACTTGCGCGCTGCGCCTGGCGTGGCCGCGTTGATGCTCGGCGGCCTCCATCCGCTGTTCACATGCCGCCCTTCGCCGAAGCGAGCCAGCAGCACATTCGCCAGCTTGATCGTCAGCGCGGCGTTTTTCTCGATCTCTGGCGTCAGGTCAAGCGCATTGCTTCGGTCGCGGCCCATCCAGTAATCGGCGAGAGTGATCATTTCGCCTCCGTCACCGAAGTGGTCTGCGTCACCACCGCCGCGTTCATGTCCACGGGCGTGCTGCTCGCCAGCAGTTCATCCGTGCGCGCCTTCAGAACGAAGGTCACCACGTCACCAAACTTCGCGGCCAGCGTGCCGACCATCACCAGCAGCACCTCTTTCATGCCCTCGGCAACCGAGGTGTGAATCAGCGTCCACAACACCCCGAAGAAGCCGCACAGAACAAGGACAGTCACCGCCGCCTGCAATTTGCCGATGTGCTTCACAGATCCCCCGTTCGCGTCGTGTCCATGAAGTCACGCGGCTTGCCCTTGACCCACCCGCGCCGGATCGCCAGTGGTTTGACAAGGCGCTTCCAAAGCCATTCGATGATGAACAGCGCGGTCAGGATCGCGGACAGCATTGCCGCCGCTTCACTCCATGTGCGCGGCATGAGCGGCGCGCCCACGGCAGTGCCGATGCTGCTGGCGACTTTCAGCACGGGGTGCTTGATCTGCTCTTCGTTCACGGGCGCGACTCCAGTTGCTGCACGCGCCCTGCCAGGTACTGCACCGCCGCCACAAGCTCAGGAACGAGCTTCGAGTAGTCCACGCCCTGGTTTTCCTCGCCGTCCTTCTCGCCGGTAACTGCTGCGGGTTTGACGGCCTGCAACTCGTGCGCAATCACGCCGACATCGCGCACCCCGCTGGATTTCCATGTGAACGATCGGATCGGCCATGACATGACCGCAGCGAGAGCGTCCGCACCGTCTGCCGCTTCTGCGTCCTGCTTCAGCCGGTAGTCCGAACTGGTCGCGTAGGTCGTGGCTGATGCGTTCGTTGTGATCGAGCCGACCAGCCCGTTGCCGTTGTAGAAGCCCTCGACGACCTGCGAGCCTGTGCCGGTGTTGACAATATTGACCCGGCCGAGCGCGCCGTCGAGTAGTTGGATGCCCGCCGTGGTCGTGTCGAACGCAGTCTTCCCGAGCAGGATTCCGGTACTGAGGCCGGTCACAACCATTTGCGTTTCGTCAACGTAAATTCGGTCTGCAAGCGCCCCACCATTGGCCTTGGTCTGGATGGTCGCCCGACCACGCGTTCCGCTCGGCTGACTGCCGCGCAGCTTCGCGGCCTCAATGAAGTTGGTGTCGGCGTGCAGCGACAGGTCGGCGAACCCGGCCGCCGTGGGGTTGCATACCCGCATGAAGCTGGAGAACCGGCCGGCGACCGCAGATACCGCCCGGGTGACCATGTTGCTGCCGTCGTTGTCCACCGGGTCGTTGCCGGTGATCAACGTGTTGAGCACAACCAGCGTGTTGTTCGTCGCGCCCGAGTCGAAGGTAGGCCCGCTGCCGTTGCCCTCGCTGTAGATTTCCAGCACATGCCCGCGCGCCGAGGTCGTGAACTTCGCCGATGGGCCGGTGTTGTCCTGGCTCACCACGTTGCGGAAAACGTTGTCGATGGAGTTGGCGACCTTCAAGCCGCCCGAGACGTTGGGCTGTGTCGAAGCGCCCAAGAGGACGTGATCCACCGTCCATGCGTTGCAGTCAGGCGCGCCGAGCGGGAACGTGCCCGAGGTGGTGGTGTTGGTGTGGTCGAACTGCAATCCCCACCCGCCGTTATTCAGGCACTGCCAGTTGCGCAAGACACCGCAGTTCGCATTGATTGACGACGCTCCTGCTTCGGTCTTGCCGATGCGAACACCGTCACCACCACCGTTCGTGCTGGCGCCGTTCATCAGCCGCACACGCGACCCGGTGACTTGCAGGATGTCGCCGGTCTTCGCCGCCGCGCTGTCGAACTGGACGCCGTCCGCGCAGGCGTCATCCCCTGAGAACAGGAACCCGACGCCGTTAAAGTTCTTGATGAAGCACGACAGCGAGCGGCTCGCCGTCGCCTTGTCGCTCGTCCAACCCGAGCCGAGCATGGTCACGCGCGCCGGCACGATGATCTGCGAGTTGTGCAGAAAGTGCCCGTTCACATGCACAGGCATCTTGAGCACGGTGGCCGCTGCCAAGGCGTAGTTGATTGCTGTCGCGCTGTCGGCCACGCCGGTTGGATCGGCGCCTGAAAAATCGGTGATGCTTAGAACCTGCTGGTTCTTCTGCGCTTGCGTCAGCGTTGCGGCGCCAGTGGCGGGCTGAGCCGTGCCGATAAGGGCCGCGCCGCCAGAAGCAGCCAGTATCGCGAACGACCCCGCCGACAGTGACTGGCTGAACGACAGCCCGGTCGTGCCGACCGTGATCGGGTTCGCCGTGGTCAGCACCCAGATCTGGAACGCGTGCGTTCCTCTCGCCATGATCACCTGCGTTCCCTGCGCCAGGTCGTAGTTCCCATTGGCGTCGATGGAGCGTGTCCAGGCCGCGGTGCTTACATCCCAAAGGCCGTTCTTCGTCGTGTCGGTCTGGCCCACGCACAGCACCCGATCCGGCACGCCGGCGGCGTTGCTCGCAAGCAGCGCCACGGTGTCGATCGTCTGCTCGCCGGACTGCGTGATGTTGGCCGTCGCGATAACCGTGGCAGCTGCTTTGTAAGCCGTGTTGCCCGCCAGCCCGAGGCGGCGATCAGTGGTGGGGGATGCCATCTACTTCTCCTGTGGGTCGCCACGCACCGACCCCGCCGACAGCGAGGAGGGATACCGCCTTTGGGGCCGGGCGTGACGTTTGAAACTGCGAGCCATCAGTGCGGCTCCTGGTAGCCGAACAGCAGGGCTGCCGGGTTCTGGGTCTTGCCTTCGCTCAGCGCCTGCGCGCCGGTGATCGAGCGATTGATCTGCGCCGACGGCAGGCCTAGCAGATCGCCGGTCAGGTTGATCGCGGTCTTGCGGAAGGCGTCGTCGAACTCGCCCTGACGGACCTGCTGCGCGAACTTGCCGGTGTCACCGAAGATGCGCAGCCCTGCCGGGCCGCCGTAGTCGCGGCCGCGGTCGCCGCCGGCCATCGTCTTGGCCAGATCACCGAGCTCGCGGGCGCCAACGAAGAGGCCGAACAGAAAACCCAGTTGCTCGCCGGCGAGCTTGCGGGCGAGCTTCGCCTCGTCTTCGTCATCGCCCGAGTCGCCGGGGATGATCGCGTTCTTCAGCAGCGCGCCGAGCACGGCAGGAACAACGTAGAGCAGCAGCATGTCGACCGAGGTCTTCGCCGCGTCCTTGTTCGTCATGCCCTGGGCCACGCCGATGTTCAGCGCGGTGTTCATGAAGCTGTAGAACACCGTGAAGAGCTTCTGCGTCGAGGTGCCGCGCTCGATCGCCGCGAGGTCCTTGGTCTGGCCACCGCCTTGCGAATCGATCACCGCCTGGTCGGCCAGTGCGATCGCGCGCTCTTCGTCGTTGCCTTCGGCGATGGCCTTCTCGTAGCCGCCGATCCAGGTCGGCACGTCGACCGCCTGCTGCAGTCGCATCATCAGCCAGTAGGCGTAGCGGCCCACGAACTCGTTCACCGTGCTCTGCCCCTGCACCTGGTTGCGCAGCTCGTTCAGATCCCGGAAGCGCGTGCGCGAGCGGTTCGCCATGAAGCTGCTCTGTTCGTTTACCTCGCGGGTCTTGCCGATCGGGGCGCCGATGTAGTCCATCACTCCACGTGCGATCCACTTCGGGCCGACCCGCACGATCGACTGCGTGATGCCGAGCGGCTGCATCGCGGCCGAGATCACGTTGAACCCGAGCCCGGCGACGCCGACGCCTCGCTTCACCACGGAAGCCAGTTGATCGACCGCGCCCTGCGCCGGCTGGTCACCGGTGGCCACGGCCTCGGCCCAGGTCTTGAACTGCCGCACCGCGGCCGGGCCGTAGGCATTGCGCATCGCCGAGTCCAGCGATTCGGAGCGCAGCAGCCGGTTCGTGTCGATCAGCCACTCGTGCCACGCGAGGTCGTGGATCACGTCGTTCACGCCGCCATACAGTCCGCTGAGCGTGTACAGGAGCGGTCGACCCTTGACCTCTTCGACGCGTGTCTTCGTGAAGCTGCGCCGGGTGGTGGCCGCGGTGTAGGCGCCCTTGAGTTGCTGGCGCGCGGCTTCCGCATCGGCGTGCTGCTCGGCATGCACGCTGGCCGCCGGGTCGTACTGGATCGGGTAGTAGCCGCCCCTGAAGGTGCCGTGCGCTGTGACGACCGGCGTCGGCTCGATCCAGTTCGGATCGACCCCGGAGACGCGGCGCTCCTTCGCGGCGATCTCGGGCCGGAAGGTCTCGAAGTAGTCCCAGACCTTCTGCACCGTCTGCCAGTCTTCGGCGGACAGCGTGTCGAGGATCGGCTTCAACTGGTCGACCGTCCAGCCCTCACCGCCCAGCAGGCGCTGCAGGTTGCCCTCGTTGCCGGTGTTCAGCGCCATGGTCAGCACCGATTCGCGCGTGAAGCTGCGCCCGACCGACGCGAAGAACGTCTTCTTCGTCAGCCCCTTGAGCACCGGCTTCATGATCTCGGTGAGGGCCAGCGTGGCCGCAGCGCGCTGGCTCGTTTCCTGGTCGCCGCGCTCGTTGGCGGCGCGCACGAAGGCTTCCCACATCGGGCCGCCGTCCTTGCCGCCGTCCATGATGCGGGCCCAGGTCGCGGCCTTGATGTGCGCCGAGCCGAAGTTGCGCACCGCCTGCAACCAGCGGCCGGGGGCGGTGGTCGGCGACCGGGTGTCGGCTTTGCGCCCGTCGGCGTGCGACGTCACGCTCGCGACCAGGTCGGAGACCGTCTCGTTGAAGTCGCGGTTCGTCTTGGCGGTCAGGAGTCTTGCCTTCAGGCGACCCAGGTGCTCGATCTGCCGCACCGAGTCGACGACACCCCGAAACTCCTCGACCGTCATGTCCTTGTAGCTCTGGCGGAAGGCCTCGGCGCGCACCTTCTCCGGCAGTTCGACGCCGATGCCGAGGTCCTCCTGCGCGGTCACCCACTGCGCCAGGCTCTTGCGCTGGTCGATGCTCTTGAGCGACTGTCCGCGGCGCAGATCAAAGCGCTCGAGGATGCTGTCGATCTGGTCCTGGTAGTCCGGGTCGATCGACTTGCGGGCTTTCTCGAAGCCGTGCAGGTAGTCGAGCTGCTTGTCGACGTAGGCCTTCGCGTCGTGCGCAGCCGTGTTCGCGTAGCCGTTGATCAGTTGGGCCCGCTTCTGCGCTGCCGCCTCGGCGAGGGCACCGGCCTTCAACGCCTTCTCGGCGGCGCGCGCGGCGCGTCCTTCCGCCGAGGAGAACTGGCCCGGCAGGATGTCACGCACCTTCGTGCGGTTGATGATCTCGGAGGCCAGCTGACGGGCTGCGCGGGGCAGCGTGGCGGCGGTCTGCTTGCGCGTGACGGTCGTGCCGTCCTTCAGCTTCGTGCGCACCAGCTTGCCGGTCTCTTCGCGCGGGTTCGACGCCTTCTCCAGCGCGGCGAGCTCGGTCGCCACCATCCGCGCGCGCACATCGTTGTGGATCGCTGCGTCGGTCGCGCGCTGCACGCCTTCGGGAGTCGCCAGGTCGCCGTGCTGCTCGAGCATGCGCTGGTCGGTGACCGCGGAGATTGCCTCCTTTGGCGGCGTCGCGTTGGCGATGGCCTGCACCATCTCATCGGCGGACGTGAAGCCGAACAGCTCGGCCACCACCTCGGGGTTCTCGCCGACCGTGTCGCTGGTCATGCGCTGCGCAGAGAGCTTGCGCCACACCGCGTCGGGCCCGGAGCCGTACTGCTCGCGCAGCGCCTGCGTGCTGAGCTTGCCGGCGCTCTCGCCCGTCTCGTCCTTGCCGGTCAGGTATTGCCAGGCCTGGTAGACCGGTTGGCTCATCACCTCGGCGCGTGCGTCCCACTCGATGCCCGAGCGCAGTGCTTCGGCCTGCTTTTGCATCTCCTTCAGGCGCTTGCTGCGCGCGTTCGACAGCCACTTCATGTCGCGCACGCCGGCGGCGTTCAGGGAATCGATCGCGTCGGCGGTAGCCTCGGAGCCGAGCGCTTGGTAGTTCGCCCACTCGACGCCGAACTTCGCAGCTTCGGCCTCGTCCTTGAACATCAGGCCCATACCGCGCGCCGCCTCGGCCGCCCGGATGTGATCTTCCGTCGCGATCAGCCGGTCCATCACGCCGCGCACCTCGTCGGTGAGATCGACGTCCAGTTTCGACAGCGAGCGGTAGACGCTGAGCATCCAGCTGCGAAAGCGCTGGAACAGCCCTTGCAGTTCGGGGTTCGGTGCCTTGCCTTCGAAGAGGTAGGCCTCGAAGCCCCGAGCGAACTGCTCGTGGTATTGGCGCTGCTCGTCGAGCGTCAGCATGTGCCACGACTCCAACGGCGTGCGGCCGGCGGCGGCCTCGGTGCTGGAGATACCGAACCACGCGAGCAGATGGTCCATGTCTGCTCGGATCGCCTGTGGCGCGTCTGGCTTGCTGGCAAGGTCGGCAAGCACTTCAAGGTAGAAGTGTCCTGACTCATGCAGGAACGTAGAAAGATCAGCACCCTTGAGCAGCGCGATCGTGTTCGTGCTTGGATCGAATGTGCCGCGCACAACGGGGCCGCGTTGCGCAAGAGGTTTCGGTTGTGCTGGTTTCGGCTCCAGCCCATCAAGAAGGCCCGCCACATGATTCACGCGCTCTTCGACCGCCTGAAGCTGCGCGGCTGCGCTTTTCAGACCACTGGCCCGCAACTCGCGCACGCGCTCGATCAGCGCGGCTTTGTCTTCCGGGTGCAGGAACGCGCCTGCCTTCTTGATGCAGCCGGTCAGTGAGCCCACAGCGGCCCCCCTTGGGAAATCAGCGGCACCAGAAGGGCGGCCAGATCAAGAAGCGCGGCATCATCATCGGCTTGCTGCTGCGCCCGAATGGCGTGTCGGCGAGCGCTGCCCCAGGTGTTCGCCGCCAAGTTCGATGTCGTCGAGGCGCCCGTGACCGTGACAACCGCCGCAGCCTGAGCGACAGCGGTCACTGAAGATGCCCCCTCCCCGTTGACCGAGGCACTGATCGAAATCGACCCGGCTGCGCTGACCACGACGACGCCGTTGCTGCCGTCACCGGTCGCCACAAGCGTTCCGGCCGCACTGATGACCGCTGCGGCTGTCGATGCGCCAACGCCGGTCGCGCTGGCCGTGGCTGCCTCGCTGATGTCGGCCGAGACGGTCGATGCGCCAACACCCTGGACTGTCGCGATGGAAGAGATTGAGCCGGCTCCGGCGCTGATCGTGCCGCCGTTGTTGCTCACGCCAAGCACGGTCACGGAACCAGCCGCCGAGATAACGGCAGCGTTCGTCGATGCTCCAACTCCAGTCAGTGCCGAGACTGCTTGCGAGATAACCGAGGCGGCGCTGATCGCGTTCGGTACACCGGTGACGGTGGCGACCGATGTCTCGCTGAACGCGCCCGAGTTGATCGACGCGCCGACGCCTTGCACGGTTGCCGCACTTGCGATCGATCCCGCGCCAGCGGCGATCGTTGGTGCCGCGGCGCTGTCCCGGTTCGCAAGCGGAATACCCTGCTGCTCACGGCCGTACAGGGCAGAGTAGCCAGGATCGGTGTAATACGCCCCCGGAACTCCGTCCTGATAGTTACGCGGGTTGTCGACCGCGCCGCCGCCCCCGCCGCTCTCGACAAACGAGACGATGGAGCACGCGCCCTGCGCGGTTTCCTGGTCATAGAGACCGGTGAAGTTGTACGGGCCGGTCGAGCCACTGACGATCTGAAAAGCAGCACCGCTTGCGTGGTGTGTGGTGGTGTCGCCCTCGGTGTGCAGAGTCGTCCACGTGCCGCTGCCACCGAGGGTTACGGTGCCAGCGGCACTGTCGTCTGAGCCATACGCCCCGACCAGGAGAGCGGCAGCCTGCGAGTTGGTGATCGTTCCAGAACTCAGCGGAACCGTCGTCGAAACGCTGACATTGACGGCACTGTTGTTCTGGTCCTTGGTGGCAGATCCAGAGAAGGAATACTTGTCAAGCGATGCGACGCCGTAGGGCGATCCACCGGTCCCCGTGAGGGAGACCTGCGTCACCCCGGCCGGAGCGTTCAGGCACCAAGCCGTGAAGGTGCGGTTGTTGCCCGCCGAGAGCGCCGACTGGTAGAACGACCAGGTGCCACCGACATTCGATGTCACCGACGTGATGTTGACGCTCGCGCCGTTGAACGACCCGCAGCAGACAACCAGCTCGCCACCCGCCGTCGCCGCCAAGCCTGTCACGACGGCGGGGTTTGCCGCTGAGTCGAGCAGGACCTTCCCGCTGCCCGTACCGATGCGCGCGAAGGTCATGGCCGGCCCTCGAACAACTGATGCTGACCGAACCGCGGCGGCGCAGGCGCGTACTCGCCCCACTGCTGCGCCCACGGCTCGGCCGCCACGGTCTTGGCGAACAGGTCGCAGGCGTCCTCGAACGACTCGTCAAACGAGTGGCCGACGAACTGATTGCCGGAATCCAGTTCGATCCAGATGGCGTAAACGCTGCGCTTCGTTCCCATGGCTACCAAAGCCCCGTTTCGATCGACTTGAACCCCAGGCTCGCGATCACGATGCTGGCGTGCGGGCGCCAGAACGCGGCGATGCCGGGCGTGCCTGACGTGTAGGTGGCGTCGGTCAGCGTGAGAGCGGAGGCGCCGTTCTTGAAGGCGGTGAAGTTGCCGTTCTCATCAACCCGGAAGTGGATCTCGTCACCGTCTGCAATCGCCCCGATGCCGCTGCCGGCCGGGCTCAGAAACGACACGTCATTGAGCGCGCCGTTCCAGCGGTTGATGGTCGAGTTGCCGGCTGTGTCCATCAGCAGCTCGTATGTGGTGATCGAGTTCGCGCCGATCGTGCAAAGCAGTTGCAACTCGAGCTCGTGGTTCTGCGCCGGGTTGTAGCCGACCTCGCGGCTGACGATGCCTTTGATGTACTGGCGCCGCGTGAAGGTGAAGATGGCCGGGTTGATGCAGGCGACGTTGTCATCGAATTCGCTGGGGGCCGGCTGGGTGCCGAGCGCATCAGCGCCGTTGGACTGCATGTCGTGCCAGACCAGGCCGGTTGTTCCACCACCGATCCACGGGCTACCGAGTGGGTTTGCTGTGGATCCGAACGTGTCGGTGAAAGGCAACGTCTGGACGACAAGGCTCGAGCGCGCAACCATCCGCGGCGGCAACCGCCGCCCGGGCATGCGAACAGCACGAAGCCCGCGGCCGTACATGATCAGCCGTCCACTTCCTCGATGAACAGGTTCGCCGTCGCGACACCTGCGCCGCTGACGCCGGTCGACGAGCGAAACCCCATGTAGGAACTGCTCGGCATGCTGATCTCGCCGCCCGGCAGCGAGACGAACTTGTCCTGACCACCGTTGCCGTTGACACCGAAGCGCCACATCACAGCGCCCGCTGTCGACTCAAGGCTGGAGCCGAACACGGTGTACACCGTGAACGCCGCGGCTGCGCTGCCGCTGTTGACCGGAGCCGGCGTGATGCCGCCGCTCGCAAGGCTGCTGCCTGCGGTGGTGGCGCGGTACATGATCACCTCGTTCGCAGAGCTTGCAACAGCAAGCCCTTTGAAGTCGGCGATCATGATTCTCAGCGGCTTGGCGCTCGAACAAATGGTGAGCGAGTCCGCCGCCGAACTGAGCGTGAAGGCGGAACGCCCGACTGTGTAGAGAGGCATGGCGTTCTCCTTAATTCAGCGTGACGCTGCTCGAGGTGGTCAACTGCGGAGTCACGTTCTGACCGATGTTGATGTTCGGCGTGACCACGCCGCTCGCGATGATCTTTCCGGTGCCGGCGCTGGAGAACCCGACGCTCCAGTGCGTGACCGTGGCCGTGCTGGTGCTGGTGCACTGCGGGAAGTTGATGGCCGATACCGGTGAAGCCACGGCCGGGCCGGAACCACCTACCGTGAACCCGGACGTGCTGCGGTCCACGCTCGCGCGCACGTAGCCGGTCACAGCGAGTTCGCTGGCCGTCTGGCCCGCTCCGCTCGATGGATCGGCGGTGTGCAGCGCCTGCCAGGTCAGCGTCGAGCCGGCCGAAGTGGCCAGGCTGGAGATGGGCTTGCCGCACAGCAGCAAGTTGAGGATGTCGCCTTCGAGAGTTGAACCCAGTGGCATGTCAGTTCTCCGGTTTGAACGAAAGGGATCGGATGCGGCCATTGCCGTCATGCGAGGTCACGGTGAGGTTCCAGCCTTTGATGGGGCCGGCCGCCTCGGTGGCCGGCATCACTACGACCTGAGCGGGTTGCACGGTCACGTGCACGTCGGGCGCAGCTGCGGCAGCGACCTGCACGGTCGGGGTGGGGAACGTCAGGTTCTTGAGCCCGGCAACGAGGGCTGCGGCCAGGCCGGTGTCTTCGTCGGGCCGCTCCATGAGGCTGACGATGTCCTGCATGGCCACCGCGACCTCACTGAGCAGGCCCTCGAACTTTGCGAGTTCGTCTTTGCGGTTGCCAATTGCGTCGAGCATTGACTTGATGTCGTCGATGGGATTGCTCATGCAAGGCACTCCATGATTGATTTCAGGACCGACTGGCGCTTGCGCATGTCAACGATTTCGGCGCGCTCGGCCTTCACCCGGTTCAGCGACTTCGCCGCCTCGGGCTGCTTGAGCGTGTTCGCTGGCGATCCCTGTTCAAGGGTCGCGCTGCCTGCGATCGGTTCGGCAACGATGCTCGGCGCGTACTGCTGATAGAGCTCTTTCGGCGTGACGCCCAGCCGTCCGGCCTGCGTCGCGAAGAAGTTGGACATCAGCGTCGCGTAGGCGGTGTTCACGTCCGAGGTGAAGCGGCCTGCGGTGTTGAGTTTTTCGACCAGGTCGGACTGCACCTCGTCGCGCGAGGCCGCGAAAGAGGTGTCGCCCAGCTGCTGCGCGAGCACCTTCTCGACTTCGGCGTTCAGCGTCTCGCCGTGCTCCTGCATATAGGCGTCGGCCTCGACCTTGCTCATGCCGTCGGGCTCAGTCTTGACGTGGTCGACCAGCGCCTGCGCGGTGCCGTCCTTCGTCATGCGCCCGAGGAACTCTGCCGTCGGAATGCGGATGTCGGCACCGGTCTCGATCGCGCCTTGGATCTGCGCTGCGACGCTCGGTGATGCGATGGCGATCGCTTCGGCAACGCCGGACTGCTGGAGCGCGGCCGGGTTGATCCACAGATCTTGCCCGCCCTCTTCGGTGATCTGCTGCGCGAAGGCCTCGAACGTCGTCGTGTCGCGCTGCAGCACCTTGCTCGCGGTCGAGAGGTTGGTCATCTCGGCGAGCAGCGGCGCGGTCTTCTGTGCGGTGCGCGCGGCCTGCACGCGTTCGGCGACCTGGCTGTGCGCGATCGCGGCGATCTCGCCCGGCGTGCCGAAAGCCTCGCCCGCGAACTCGGCAAGGATGTTGCCCGGGTCGAGCGGCTGGCCGGCGGCGAGTTCACCACCCGCTTCGCCGATTGCGCCCATGGCGCCCTGCACCGGCATCTGCGCGACCACGCCGGCCACTTCGCGTGTGACCGGCGCCGCGGCCATCTTGGCGGAGAGCTTTGCTGGCAGGACCAGACTCGAGGCCACCCGCCCACTCGCGGCATCAAGCGTGCCGACCACCGCCGCGTGCGCGATGGCCTGGCCAGCGACGCGGCGCATCAGCGCTGAATCCTTTGCCGCGGCCTGGAGTGCCTCAGCGTTCGAAACGTCGACGCCCTCCTTGCCAAGCGCCTCGATGATGCTCGAGCCGTAGTCCGCCGCCGCCGAGCCGACGCCGGCCGTGATGACCTTGATGCCGACGCCGCCGGGAACGACTGCCGCACCGATCAGGCCGGGACCGCTGGTCACCAGGCTCTCGGGGCCGACGCTTGCGATGAACTTCACCGGGTCGGTCATGAACGCATCGAACGCGGCGCCGAAGGTCTTGGCCTTCATCACCTCGCCGACCACCCCGGGCGCCGGGTACTCAGCCTTCGTTGCCTGTGCCGCAGCGATGCTTGCGGCGTTCCCGCCGATCACTTGGCCAAGGCGCGCCCGATAGCCAATGCGCTGAGCCGGCGACATGAACTCGATCGCCAGCGGGTCCTGATCGATCGTCAGCCCTTTTTTGCCGGCCTTCAGCAGAGCCTCGGCGCTGTCGAGTTGCGCCAGAGCACTGGCGTTCGCGGTCAACTTGATGCCCGAGCCGATCTGGAACAGCCCGGGGATGCCGCGCCGGAACGAGTTGACCAGCGTTTCCAGCATCGACATGTTGTCGAGGTCGTCGTGCGCAAGGCGTGCGGCCTGCGCGTCGCCGGCCACGAAGGCCTGCAACCCGGGGTTCGCATCGAGCGTGACGGTGCTCTTCTTCAGGTCGGCGGCCTGCTGCGCCTGCACGAGGTTCTCTTCGACCGCCGGCGCCGGCACGCCGATCTGCTTGGACAGCGCCATCGCCTTCGCTGCGTTGTCCGGGTTCGTGCCTTGCGCGCTGACCAGGTTCTGCTGCGCCGACGCCTTCCCGCCGCCCACCACGCGATCAGCGAGCGCGCCGAAGTCGGGCTGGCCCGGGAACTGCACGACGTTGCCCACCGGAGCGGAACCCGGTGCTGGCGGAGCGAGCGCGCGGTCGGCCAGGGCGTCGAAGTCGATCTCGCCGCTCATCGCTTCACCTTCGGTGGTGTGCGCAGGTAGTCGAGGTAAGCCGCCTGCACCTGCTGCTCGCTCGGCGCTTGCCCGAGTCGCGTGGCCAAGGCCTTCGCGATGCCGGCACGGAAGTCGTCAGGCACCTGCACCGTGATCTTCGCCTGATCACGGGGAGGAACTTCGAACGCTCGCTTGTCGTTCGTGCCCCAGAACAGGCCTGGCACTTGCACGGTGGCGGACAGGTTCTTTGCCATCGAGATGATCTCGGCGTCGTTCGGCCGCTTGCCGTTGAGCTTCTGGAACCCGTCGAGCTGCTCCATCAGCGCACCGGTGAACTGCTCGTAGACCTTGCGTTTTGTCTCCGATGTGTTCTTCGTCGGCGTGTCGATCCCGAGTGGGCGCAGAACGTAGCTGGTCGACAAGGTCAGCGCATGCTGCAGGTTCGTCGCCTTGTCGGCGTCGAGGTCCTGCTTGTTGCGCGCCTGCACCTGCATGGTCGCGAGGCGGTCGAAGTCCGCGTGCGGCAGTTGCGTGATCAGCGGAGCCAGATCCTCGTTCGCGAAGCCTTCGCGGTCGTTCGAGAACTTGCCCATGTACTGGTAGAGAAGCGCTTGCGTCTCGGCGCTGCGCGGCGTGTCGCCGGCGCCGTTCTTGAAGTGCGCCTGGATCGCCATCTTCGTTTCGGGCGTGGCCTTGTCCCAGTTCGCCTTCTGCTGCGGATCGGCGAGCAGCTGGTCGATCGTCTTCGGCTTGTCGGAGCCGTTGGGCTGCGTGCCGACGATGCCCTGGAACAAGCCATCTCGGGCACCCGCCTCGATGCCTTGCTGGTTCGCGACCACGGTGCGCCCGTAGTTCTCAACCCGAGAGGCGACCGAGTCGGCATAGGCGGTATCTCCCGGGTACTGCTCTTCAGCGACCTTGCGCGCGGCCTGCACGCGAGCGTAGAGGTCGGTTTTCAGCTGGTTCGCGGTCGGCGCCTGGATCGACGCGTTCGGCGTGCCGTCGGCGTTGAGCTTCTTCAAGCCCTTCGCCACGTAGGCCTGCGTCTCGGCGAACGGGATCTTCGAGATCCAGTCTTCGGTGGAGACCTGCCCGGTGCGCGGGTCACCGTACTTCGCGATCCACTGGTCGACCTTACCCGGCCCTGCGTTGTAAGCGGCCATGATCAGGGCCGGGTCGTTGTAGCGCGCGCTCATCGCGCCCAGGTAGTCGCGCCCGACACGTGCGAGCTCTTCGGGGCTGTCGTCGCGGGCCGGCACCACCCCAAAGCCCGGGCTCTTCGAGGTCGCAGGCATCACCTGCATCTCGCCCTGCGCACCCTTGGGACTGGTCAGCAGCTCGCCGTCGGCGCCGTATCGCTTTCCGCCGCTCTCGATGTCCTTGATCACACCTTCCAGCGGCGGGCCGCTGACGGCCGGGGCGATCGCAGAAGGCGCGAGAGGCGTCTTCGAGCCGAAGATGAACCCGCTGGCGGTATCGCGCGCCTGCACCGACATCACAGCCTTCTGCACCTGGTTCGCCAGATTCACCTGCGAGGCCGGGCCAAGACGGTCCTGCACCTGCTTGAACATCCGCTCGGCCAGATACGGGTTCGCCGGCGCCAAGCCGGGCACACCGTCCATGATCGACGTGATGCGCGTCGTGTAGGCGGCGTCGAGCATCTTGCCCTTCGTCGCTTCGATGGCCTCGGGTGGCAGGCCCTTGCGCTTGCCGGTCTGCTCGACCGTGCCGTTGATCTGGGCCAGGCCCATCTGAAATGTCAGTTCGTCGCTCGGGCGCTGCGCCATCGTGCGCAGCGCGAGGTCGACGGTGCCGTTCGCGGTCGAGTCGTTGAAGGCCTCGGTCTGCTGTGCCTGGTGCTGCAGCAATGCGCTCTTGAACGACAGGCCTTGCATGGCCGCGTGCTGGTCGAAGATGCGCTTCTGGTTCTCGTTCGCCAGGTTCTCGCGCAGTTGCGTCTGCGCTGCCGTGAACTTCTGGGTGTAGGTGTCGACGAACTGCTGGCCGACTGCCCCGCCCTCCTTGATGTTGCGGAACCCGGACTTCGGGTCGAACTCAGCCGAGATGCGAGCCTGCTGCAGCGCGTTGCCGGCGCTCTGCGCGACCAGCGTGTCCTGGCGCTCGTTCGTGGCGGCGACGATCTGCGACGCGTCGAGCATCTCCCGACCCGCACCCGAGACGATCTGGCCGGTCTCGCGCAGCGAGTTCTGCGGCGAGTAGCCCGACACTCCCCCTGCCCCTTGTGGGACTGGTCGCTCGCCGAGCGCGGTGGCGTCAGGCAGTGTGGCCATGTCACTCGCCCGGGCCGTTGACGGCCCACGCATCGTTCGCCTGCGCCGGGCCGCCCATGCCGAAACGCTGGTACAGCGACCTGTCGCGCGCCTCGCCTTGCAGCAGTGTCGTGCCCGCGCGGTAGGCGCTGGCCGAGGCCGGCAGAATCGAATTCGCCCTGGCTGCCTTGCCTTCGTAGCGCTTCGTGTCGGCCGCCAGGTTCAATGCGCGCGCCTTGTCGTCGCCTTCGTACAGCGCGACGGCCTTGCGATAAGCGCCCTCGGCCGCGACGTTGGCGATCACGCTGACGACGCCGGGGTCAGAAGCCCCGCCGCCGCTCGCAGCCGCGGTAGCCAGCGCGTTCGAAGCCAGGACCTTCGAGGTGCGGTCGACATCGGCAGCACGCCGCTGACCTGACGCCGCCGCCGTGTTGGCGTTCTGCGCGAGTTGGTCGGCCTGGAACTCGGCGGCCTGCTGCGCCTGCAGCCCGTACTGGATGTGACCGATCGCACCGATCAACTGCCCGGAGGCATCGGTCGTGGTGCCCCACTGGTTCAGTGCGCGGGGGTCGGCCAGGAGGTCGTCGATCGCGCTCATGATTGCAGGTCCATCGTGACGGCGAGCACCGTGACCGGCCGCGGCGCTTGCGCCTGCAGGCACACGCGGGTGTCGGTGTTCCAGGTGCCGGGGAAGCTGATCGTGTCTTCGTCATAGTCGGCCCGCATGTCGGGCCCGACGAGGGCGCCAGCTTCAATCTCTGGCATGTCGTTCATCGTGAAGGTCGACGAGTCGAACTCGGACCCGTATCGCAAACCCTTCGGGTGGATGTCGGCGGCGATCAGACCAAGTTGCGAGATGGTCTTCTCCTTGTTCAGCATCGAGCCGAGCTTCACGCTCTTGAACTGCGCCGTGTAGCCCAGTCCGACCACCACGTTCGAAGCTGCGGTTGCGAGCGTGATCTGACCGCCGGCCACCGTGTAGCGCTGCACCCATGGCGAGACCGAGTCGTCAGTGCCGACATCGAAGCCATCGGCCCACACAACGACCTGTTCTCCTTCGAGATGGCTCAGGCCGGTGATCGCGGTCGTGGCCACGCCGGTGTACGAGACCGCGGCGTCAGCCAGGAAGCACAGTTGCTGATCTCCGCGGCAGTCGATCTCCTGCGCCACCTTCTCCAGGTAGCGCACCGTGGCACCGTTGATGGTGCGCTGCACGACGTAATAGACCTGGTCGTCGAAGTCGCCGTCCAACGCTGGCAGCGTCACCACGTCCTCGATCACGCCGTCGGTGGTCACCGGAATCCAGGCGAGAACCTCTTCGGTCTTGCTCGCGACCGCGACGATGACCGTGCCATCGGACCGAACGCAGTGCAGCCGGGTCTCTGGCTTGCGCTGCGCGTCCATGCGCACGATACCCGGCAGGCCGAGTTCGGGCACGAGCGTCATGATGTCGGACGCAGCGTAGTCGTAGTCCTTGACCGCAAACGAGAGATCGAACACCTTCACGCCGGAGCGGTCGACGAAGTACCCGCTTTGGTCCACCTTCACCGCGTCGACGTTGCCCGAACCCTGCGTCGACGAGCTCTTCACGTTGAAGCTGGTCGGCGTGAGGATTTCGTCGAGGGACGACGCGCGCACCGAATACTCTGTGCCCTGCGCGCCGATCATCAAGCCCTTCAGGCTGAGCAGCCAGTTGATGATGTCGACCGGCCCGGCGCCGATCGTCCGATTGATCGCGCCGGCGTTGCCAGGGAAAACCTCGTCGAACGAATCGAAGGCGTCAGAGATCGAGCCCCACATGCCGTTCTGCCCGGCCCACCAGAGGCGGCCCTCGTGGATCTTGCCGGCCGTCGGCCATCCTCGCAGATCGGACCAGTGGCCCTCTTGCCATACCGTGGAAGGCGTTACGCCACCCAGCGCTACCACGACCTCGGCGCTCACCAGCACGTTGCTGGTGTAGCCGGTGATGCGCGCCACGCCGCGAACGCTGCCGCTGGCCGTTCGCAGCTCCATCGTGACCGAGTCGGGCGCCACCCGGGTCGTGAGGAACAGGCGGTAGTAGATGATCTGGTTGGTGTAGCCGTCGTTCACACCGACGGTCGCGTTGGCCGTGTAGGTGTGGGTGCCGCCAACGTTTGCCCACGTGGAGTTGTCGAACGACCGCTGCAGGTCGACGGTTGAACCGGTCGCATTGCCGGAGATCACGAGCACGAAGTCGCGGTCGTTGCCCACGCCGGTCACGCGGATCGACGGCGTGAAGATCCCGCTCGCAGAGCCGATCGTCAGGACGTTCTGCCCCACCGAGGTGATGCTGAAAAGCGCTCCGACGTGCAGTGGTTTGAAGAGTGGAACCGAGGCCGTCAGCGTCACGTTCCCGCTGATGGCGCTCGGCGCAATCGTGGTTGGCGTCACGTTCTGAACTCGGAACGGGCCGTCGGTGGTGGCGTAGAGAGCCACCGACCACGACCGCGCATTCGGGTGGGTACCGCGGCGCTCGATCCGTCGCTGCTGCAGCGTGTCGCAGGCGACGAACACAACGTCGGCCGACTGGTCGATCCGCACCTTGTTCAGCAGCGCAGCGGTCCACGGCGTCGGCACTTGAACGACCCCGGCCGCCTCGATCGTGCAGCTGTCGACCCAGACCACCGGGATCTGGTAGCTGAAGAAGCGGATGAACATGTCGGTCGTCGGAACGACCGAGATCGAATGCGCGCCGGCGTAGAGCGTCGTCTCGCGCACGTAGTCGTCTTCGCCGGAGGTCGAGCCGATGCGCAGCTTCACCGGGCCGCGGGCGATGATGATCCGGATGCCGTGCTCGACGCCGAGGTTTGCCCCGGCGACCGTCACCTGCTGCTCACGGATCGCCCGGTCGTTCCCATTGCCCACGAGTTGCATGTAGCCGGGCGCCACCCAGCTCGAGGTGCCCCCGGTGTCGTCGAGATCGGTCCAGCTGCCGAGGTTGGCCGTGAATTCTCCGTTCGTGATCGTGGTCGTGACCGCAGGGCGCGTCAGCAGCACGTCGTTGATCCAGACGCGCATCACGTTCGCCGTGAGTTCGAGCAGCGCCGTGTCGGAGGTCGCGAAAATGAACTTCAGGAACCGCGCTGCGGCGTTGTTCAGGGTGCTGCCTAGGTAGCCCAACCCGGCGCGCAGGCTCATCGAGCCGAGCACCCGCGGCATCCAGTTGGTCTGCACCTGCGCGGCGAGCGCGAGGCGCTTGATGTCCAAGCGCGCCAGGCCACGCCGGTCGATGACTCCCCGGTTCAGCGAGTAGAGGGTCTGGGTTTCGCGGCCCATGGGATCAGCCGATCAGGCTGCCGGTGGTGCCGCCGCCGTCGCGTCGATTCGGGAAGCGATTGCGCGCACGCGACCAGGAGCCTTGCGCAGGGAAGGCGGTCGGCTCGGCCATCGCAGCGCGGCTCTTCGCGGTCACCAGGCGCGCTGCCTCGATCTTCTCGACCTTTTCCTCGGTCATGTCCGAGGTGCTCAACTTGCCGACGATCTTGCGCGCGAAGTGGGCCTCGACATACTCCCGAAACGACTCCGGCCACTTGTTCAGGTTCAGCCCGTACAGCGGGTCGTTGCTGACGTAGCGCACGTACACCGTGTCGAGGTCCGAGTACCAATAGCCGGCCTCGTCGAAGTAGCGTGTCAGCGGCTCGCGAAAGAACTCGTCCGTGCACAGGCTTGAGGTGAGCACCCAGTCGTCGGGCTTTTCGAACGCGCGGTTGTAGCCGAACGGCGGCTCGATCGACGGGTCGTAGTCGATCTGGATCGTGCGCATCGCGAAGAACCACTGTCCGCGCTCAAGGCATGCGTTCACGCCACCGTTCGACCACACGTGATCGAGCAGATGGCGCGGCTCGCGCACCTCTGTCAGGGACGCGAGGAAGCGCTCCTTGCAGACCAGGAGCGCGCCGTTGTACAGGTCGAGTTGGGTGGTCACCGGTGGGTCAGGTCTTCGCGACGACCCGCTCGTGATTCGAGAGCCAGGTGTTCGCGATCTCCTTGCTCTCCAGACCGGACTGGATCGCCTGGCTGTCGGCCAGCCGCGTGACGACCCACTTGTGCTGCGGGCCCTTCCACTCGACCTTGTGCTTCATCGCAACCGGGGCGTCTTCGCCGACACCTTGCAGGTCGTGCTTGACCATCAGGTAAACCTGCACGTAGTTGCGGCCGACGCTCAGCACGAGCAGCTGCAGCAGCCATTCGCCGGTCTCCAGGCGAACTTCGATGTGGTCGTAAGGCTGCATGCGGTACGCCATGTGCGACCAGTACTGCGGGTCCAGCACGTCGCCGATCGTCGTGCCTTGCTCGGCGTTGACGACCCAGTCCTGGCGCCATTGCTCGGCCAGTTCCATGCGCTGCGGGTTCAGAATCACCACTCGCTTCTCGGCCTGCGCTTCCGCTGCCTTCGTTGCGTCCGTCATTGCCACTCCTCGAAGTTGAAAAAACGGGCGCTTCTCCAAGGAGTTGCGCCCGCACACGAAATGGCCCGAAGGCCGAAGATCAGCCGAACGTCGACGTCATCAAGCTGCCGGTGGTCATCGACGCGCCCGCCGTCGACACCGAAACGATCGAGCCGGCGAAGGTCGTGACCGTGGAGCCGAGCGAGCTGTACTGGTTGCCCATCACGACATCGCCGGCCTTCATGCCGAGGTAGAAGCCGTCGGAGAAGAAGTTCGCCGCGACGATGTCGGTCGTGAGGTTGGTCGAGCTGTAGAACCACAGCCCGCCGCCACCGCCGCCCGGACCGTTGGGGTTGTTCGCCGCGGTCGAGCCCTGCGTGGACAGGAACTCGGTCGAGCCGACGATGGCCGGGTTGACCGCCATCGGCGCGATGAGTTGGCGGGGCGGGTTGGCCACCGACGAGAGTTGCGTGCTGCCAAAGTAAGACATGGTGTTTCTCCTTGAGTGGCGGCTTAGGCCAGGGCCGAGCCGTCGGCGGTGATCACGACCACGCCGGTGTTCTGCAGCAGCAGGGCGCCCTGGTAGCCGCTGGCGCGCGCCCAGGAGTAGTCCTGCTCTTCATCGCGACCGACAGGCGACTGCAGGCCCGCGGTGTCCATCGCGTGGCCGGCGGCGGTCTTGTGGTACAGGAAGCTCTTCTCGCTGGTCGTGCCCTTGCCCGGAAGGTTCGGGTGCTCGACGATCAGCGCGTTGCGCCAGCGGTAGGCCATCGGCCGGTCTTTCCACGACGCGTTGTCGCTGCCAGCGTAGGGCTTGACCTCGACGTACTGCGCGTTCGCGAACTCGGTCGCCTGCTCCAGGTAGGCCAGGAACGACGGCTGGCACAGCAGCGTGATGTTCGAGTCCCACGGCACCGACGCGTTCGACAGCTTGACGCGGGCGTTCTGGAACAAGAAGACGCTCGGGACCGTGCTCGAGGAGCCGATCGCCACCGTGCCGGTGTTGAGCTGGTTGATGATCAGTTCGTCGATCTTGCGATTGAGCACGGCCATCGTGGTCATCTGCATGATCGAACGCTGATTGCCCTGAGAGGCAAACACGTTGAAGCCGGTCTTGCGCACCAGGTCATGCCACTCCTGCAGCGTGCAGGTGTTCTGCGACATGTTGTCGTTGCGCGCCGGGATGCGACCGTTCAGGCCACGGGTCACCGCAGACGCTGCGCCGGAGCCAGCGACCAGGAACACAGCCTGCTGACCCTTGATGATGGCTTCGGTGGTGACGGTGTCACGAAGCAGCGATTGGTGCTGCTCGAACGCCTGGATGAACTCCTGGCGGTACTGGATCTGGAATGCACTGTCGCTCATGGCGAACTCCTTGAAGAACGATTGAGATCAACCGTCGCTCGGGGTGTCCGTCCATGGCTGTTCGCTGGGGTGTCCTCACGGGGCCAGCGGCCCGCCAACGGGGCCTTGCTACTCGGTAACGCAGGCGAACTGTGCTTGTCCGCCTGCGATCGCGTCAAACGATCAGCCGAGTAGGTTCAGAGTTACGCGGCCTTCTGCGGCTTCAAGCGCTCCCGCGCTTCCAGGAGTCGGCCGTACTCGCCGCCGGGTCCGCTGATCTTCGGGTCGTTGTAGGCCTTGCGGTCGGTGCGCAGCATCTTCTCGATCTCGGCGATCCGGTTCTCGACGCCGGCGAGCGGGTTGGCCTCGAAGCCCGGAACGACGGTGGAGGTCGGGTTCTGGATCAGCGCGAGTGCGGCGAAGAACTTCAGCGCCTCGGCTGAAGAGCCGATGGGCGTGCCGTCGGCCATGCGCCCCTTCAGCATCTTGTCCTTCAGATCCTGCGAGCCGACGCCGTCGAGCATGTTGTGGATGATGGTCAGGTTGCGCTTGTACTCGCCACCCCACTCCGAGCGCAGCGCTTCCTCGGTGGTTTCCTGGGCCTTCTTGTCGGCCTCGCTGCGGTACTCCATCGCCTGGTGCTCGATGGAGCGCCAGGTCTTGATCATCGCCTTGGCCTGCTCGGGCGTCTGGTTGCTCGCGTGAGCCGCCTTCAGGAACTCGTTCATCAAGGGCGCTTCGTTCTCGGCGATCTTGATGTCCGGCCCGAGGTCGTACTTGTCGTGCGACTCGGGGATGCCGTGCGCCTTGCGGAAGGCGTTGATCTCTTCGGGCTTCGCGTCCTTGCCGAGCACCGGCAGCAACTCGCCGCTCGAGATTTTGGTCTGCGCCGAGATCAGCGCCTTGGCCACCTCGGCCGGCGAGGCGTAGCGCGACATGCGTTCGAGCACCTTCGCGTCTTCGCCCGACACGGTCTTGCGCCAGTCCTCTGGCCAGTAGCCCTTGGTGTCGGCTGCGGCCGGCGCTGCTGCTGGGGCAGCGGGTGCAGCAGGTGCAGCCGCTGGGCCTGGTGCTGGTGCCGCAGCACTCGGAGCCGGGGCCGCAGCTGGTGAAGCTGCAGGCGCTTCCGCAGGTGCGGCAGCAGGCGCAGCGGCTGGAGCGGCTGCTCCGCCACCACCGCCACCCGCATCTTCAGGACTCCGAAGGATGTGATGCTGTTTCCACATATTGCCTCCTCAGGCTGGAAAGGTTGAGCTTGAGCAGCTTGACGATCTGCTGCCCGACAAAGCCTCGCCCGAGGGCGAAGCTGGTATCCCGATCGCTCGGGTAGAACTGGAACTCGTACGTGCCGGCGGCCTGTTCGATCAGCCACTTCAGTGCACGCTGCTGCTGATCAGAATTCGCTTCGCCGCGGGCCAGCGCCTGCATGGCGCCTGCGTCAGCAAGTTCGTACGGCGCCGGGATGTGCGGGCCGTCGGCGCGCGTCTTCGGCTTGGTGGGCGTAGGCTTCAAACTGCTGCCGGCACCATGCCGCTTTGTCCGAGGTCACGCGCCGCGCCGGCGGCCGTGGCGATGTTTCCGAGCTGCTGCTGCTGGGCGGCCTGCTGCGCCTGGTGTGCCTTGGCCTCCTGCACGAACGCCTCGTTGTTCAGCCATGCCGCCGGCGTGCCGGTGGCCAGCAGCGCGTCGCGCAGTGCCACCTCGACCTTCGGAACGAACGCACACGACGGGTCGAGCGCGATGGCCTGGCCGATCAGGGCGATGCCGTTCGTGAACTTCTGGCCCTTCTGTTCCTCGATTGCGTCGTGCAGCGGGCTCTCGAATGAGAAGTCGATGTCGGCGCCGCGCAGTTGCTTCGGCCACGCCCGAGGATCCCCGAACGCGCCGTTGCGCCACAGCAGTTCGAAGGTCTCGTCGCACAGCGCGGCGTTGTACTCCTGCTCCATCGGCTCGAAGAGCGGGAGCGCGTTGCGGATGTACTCCTGCACGCGCTGGCCGACCTCGTACGCCGTCATTTCTGGTGCACGCTGCGGCAGCGTCAGAGCGTCCAGGAAGAATGCCGAGTGCAGCATGCCCCTCGTGTCCTGGTTCATCTGAACGCCGAAGTTGAACCCTCGGAAGTCCTGCTCGAGCGGGCGCAGCGCGGCACCGAGGCGTTCGTCGTATTCCTGATCGACCCACGTCACGCCGCCGGCGTAGAGAGCGAGATCGGTGCGCACGGCGTCCTGCACCGCGACCATCGGCGGGCTGGTGGCCTTCTCGCCAGCCTCCAGCAGCGTGAAGGTCATGGCCTGCAGCAGCCGCGCGTCGGGCAAGCCGCACACGGTGGCAGGCGAGTAGGAATACTGCGAGCCGGACACGGTCTGCCAGCGCGGGATCACGTAGTGGCGCCCCCAGATCGGCACCTCCTCCATGACGTGGTCGTTCTGCACGTCGTACCAGATCGACCAGCGAGGGCGACCGCGCGCGTCGGCGCCGTAGAGCTCGGCCTCGACCACGAAGTGCCGAATGTCGACCTCTTCGAAGGGCGTCGGCCCCGTGGCCAGCTTTTCGACCTTCGGGTGCACCTTGTTGCGGAACATCTGCTTCAGCGTGAGCGCCGTCGGCTTCCACTTGCGGCACACGAAGCCGATGCGCCCCTGGGCGTTCTCCTGCCACACCACGTCGCGCAAGTGCCATGCACGGTACAACATGCCGTTGCCGAGCTGGTTCAGCTCCACGCTGACCACACACTGACCGAAGGCCGCGAAGTCGTGATCGCCTTCCTTCGTGGCCCGGGTGAAGAGTGCCTCCGGGTGGTACATGGCCCGGCGCTGCGTCTCTTCGAACCACTGCGTAAAGACGCGAACGTCGGTGATCTCCTTCTCAATCTCGACGTAGCGGCGCTTCACGTGGAACCACGGTCGCGCAGTCGGGCGCAGCATGGTGCCGAACTGGTCGCCAAGCTTGCGCCGGCACTGCACCGGGTAGCTCGACATCAGGTTCGCCGCGAAGTCGGTGCCCAGCGATCTAGTGATCGTGAAGTCGGCCCGCTCCGGGTAGAAGTTGTCCGCGATCTCCTGGTGCAAGGAGTTCAGCGGGCTCTTCTTGCTGAAGAGGTCGTCGGCGAGTTGAAGGAGGCCCTTGGCGTCCATGCTCAACCCCCGAGCGTGCCGGCGGCGCTGTCCGTCAGTACGGTGCTGGCCCGGCCGCGCCGCGATGTCTGTTCGATGATGGCTCGCTTCCGGGCTTCTTCCTGCGCCATGGCGTCTGGCATCGCGACCGGCTTCGGCAGGTCGGGACGCCCCGGCGCAAGCAGGCTCGATACGCCAGCCGAAAGTGCCGAGGTCAGCACCGCCTTACCGGCCGTTGCGAGCAACGAACCGCCACCAGCCGTAGCGACTGTCCCACCAGCGACTCCGCCGGCCGTGGTGGCTGTTCCTGCGACGCCCGCACCGGTGGCGGTCGCGCCGGCTGCTGAAGCCCCACCCGCTGCGGTTGCTGTACCGGCTGCTGTGGTGGTGGCCCCGGCCGCACCGGCCGCTGAGGCGCCCTCGGCGACAGCAGCGGTAGCGGCCACACCTTCTCCTGCCGAGAAATATGAAACGACTGCAGCGGCTGTTTCAGGCATGTGAGGCCTCCATGAAGAATTGGTCCCCCTCGACCCGAAGCACACACTGGCGGATGTCGATGCGCAAAGGCACCTCCGACAGAATCTCGACCGGTTCGTAGAACGCGAAGCGGGCCCACCGGTTGTAAAAGGTGATCGCCTTGCGCGCATTGCCGGCGCGGATCATCTCGACCGCAGCGCCGACGTAGGCGTCATGGATCGGGTCGCGCGCGTGCGCCGTGACGTGCAGGCTGTTGTGCAACCGGTCGTGAAACGCAGCCCCGGCCGCCTGGCAGACGCCGCTCGCGATCCAGTCGTCGATGCTCAGGCTGTAGAACTCCATGCCGTGGCGCTCGCCGTTGACCGGCCAGATAGCCGCACGGTTGAACAGGAAGCGGAACCCCATGCGTCGCGCCAGCAGCTTCGCGTGCGGGATCGTCGCCGGCACGAAGGTGACCAGTTCGGTCGCGTCGGTCTGCAGGAAGGCAACGGCCAGCGCACTCTTCGCGGCCTGGACCGCAAGTTCGCCGCGAAACTCTGGCAGCAGGTTCGTGTGGATCGCATAGCGGCCCGGATCGAGGTGCTTCGCCAGGAAGCAGCCCTCGTCGCCGACGACCGAGAAGGACGGCGCGGTGACGTACTGCGCCCCGCTGCAGGGCGGCGCGCCATCACACGCCGTCCAGACGCGGATCAGCGGGTGGTTGCACACGTCCTCGATGCGTTGGACGTCAGATGGTGTTGCGAGCCTCATCGCCGGCCCCTTTGCGAGAGCGGCGCGCGTCCAGCGGACAGCGGTGCGCGGTTGCTGGTCACCACCTGCGGCGCCCTGACCAGGCGGCCATCGATCCGCGTGCGGTCCATCCAGTCCATGGCGTCGGTCAGCATCCGCGGGCCTTCGAACCAGGCCATCATCACGGCGTCGCCGCGGTCGGTCGATCGGCCCAGGCGCTCGCACACCACCTCCTTCGGTTCTGCCTTGATGCCGTTCGGCGTGACCTTGAAGGTCGGCGCGGTGAGGTCCGCTACCAGGCGCGGGTCGGGTGGCAGCATGATCGGCGAGCCACCCGGCTGGCCTGGGTCCAATGCCTCGCGGAACAGCCACAGCGCGGCGCTGCGCTTGTTCACGAAACTCAGCTTGCCGTCGCGGCTGCGGCGCATCGACTTCTCGGCGCCCTTATAGCGGTTGACCTCGACCTTGTTGGTCTTCAGGTGCTCGTACAAGGGGCCGCCGTATCCGCCACCCATGTCGACGATCACCAGCGCCTGGTCGTGTCGGTGCGTGATGACGACACCCGCGCAATACGCACCGGCGCGGTCCTCTGGAATGTCCTTTCCGGGCACCTCGACCACCGGCGCGTACCAGCCGTCGTGGCGAGGAGCCAGAATCATTGGGTCTTCACCGCCGCCTGAGCAGTCCACGCCGATCGCACACATCGGCACGTTGCGCGGTGGCTTCGGCTGCTTCTCCCAGCGCTCCTGCGCGAGCTGTACCCACTTTGTGGGGATGATCTGGTCGGCCGCATCCTTGAACGCGGTGCGGAAGCCGCCCATCAACAGCGAGCGGTAAGGCTCGGGCATCGCGTCGAGCTGCTTCTTGTAGCCGCTGGCCACGTAGAAGGGGTTGTCGTCGACCGATGCCGGGATGTAGGTGCGCGACAGCGCGGTGATCCTGCCTTCCTTCAGCCATGGCGCCGGATAGGTGCCTGGTCCGTCGACCCACGTGTCTCCGCCCTGCTCGTTGCTGATGACCCAGCGCAGTTCGCCGGGCTTGGCCGGGTTCGGGTGCTGCGGGTCCAGCCAAGGCGCGAACATCGTGATGACCCACAGCCCTTCGGCGGACAGCGGCGGATTCGTCGCCATCACCACACGCGTGCGCTGGCCCGGCGTATCGGTGCGCAACCAGCCCATGATGAACCGCACCTGACTCTCGGCGAAGTGCGTGGCCTCGTCGAAGGCGAGCAGGTCGTGCCCCTTGCCCATGAAATTCTGCTCGTCGCCGATCCGCGCGGCAGCGCCGAAGTCGATGATGCGGCGGTCGCTGATCTTCAGCTTGGGCGGCGGCGAGCCGTTGAAGCCCTGCTTGGTCCCGTGGATCTTCAGCACGTCCTCGACGATGCGGTCGAGGTCGCCGTACTGGCGCCGCATGATCAGGCTGCGTTCGTGGCAGTCGATCGCGAGGCCAGCGATCAGGAAGCTCTTGCCGCCACCGGGCTCACCGCCATACAGCAGGACATCGGCTAGGCTGAAGTAGGCGTCGGTCTGCGGCCCGGGGTTCGGGACGAACTTGAGGTTCGATGTCTGGACGAACGCTTCCTCGTAGAGCGCCTGCTGATCCTCCGCGGGCAGCAGGCTGACTCGTGCGATGAGGTCGTCCAGGGTGCTCACGTCGTCTCGGTGCTGCCGGTGATGGTCGGCAGAACAATCGGCAACGCCGGCGGCCCGTAGTGGTCCGATTTGTCAGCCCAAGTGTCACCCATGTACTTCAGGTCGTCCAGGGCGCCCTGCAGGAACATGACCTCGCTCTGCTTGGCGGCTGACAGCGCCTGCGCTTCGGCTGCGCGCTGCGACAGCTCGGCCATGCGTGCGCGCACCTTGCGGTAGGAATGGGTCCACTCGTCGATGCCGTACCGGAAGCGAGGCGTGAAGAGGTCCGACTCGGCCGGTGCGCCCACTTCGATGCCTCGCTGGCGGGCCACGTACGTCAGGAAGTGGATGCCGGCGCGCTGCATCTCGTACTCCTGGGTCGCAGCCATGTCGACGCCCCAGAACCCGATCTTCGTGGCGCCGGCCTCGATCGCCATGGCCATCATCCAGAAGAGCGACGAGGAGCAGAACCAGCGCGCCGGGTCGTACTTCTCGATCACTTCCTTCCACGGCAGCACTTGCGCACCGGGCACAGGTGATGGGCCATAGGCCGGCGCCAGCGGGTTGGGTGCGCCGGTCCACAGCGTTACGCCGCGGGACGGCAGCGCGTTCAGCCACTGCACGTATTCGGGCGAGAACCAGGTCTGGCCCGGCTCCCAGAGGTGAAGCTCGAACCACGCGTTGACCCGTTGGGCCACGCCGTACAGCCCGGGCGAACAGCCCCAGATCTGCCACGACGGGTCGCCATACGGTGCATTGCGCGCGGATGCGGGTGCGCTGCCGACGAGCGCGATCTTCAGTTCGGCCTTTTGATCGGACATGAGCCCTCCTCGTGTCCGGTCAGGTCGTCGTGCTGAGTGCGAAGGTCGCCGTGCTGACGCCCGAGATCGCGGCCCAGATCGACGTGGTGATGCCCATCAGACCAAGGATGCCGTTGGCGGCGCCGTTGGTGGACTTGATCACCGAGAAGGTGGTGCCCTGGCTCGACACGATGGTCTCGCCGTTCGCAGTCTTCACGTAGTAAGGCGAGTTGGCCGAGCTGGTGAAGTTCAGAAACACCGGCACACCGGGGATCGGCGGGTCCAGGGTGTAGACCGAACTCGACGCAGCACTGGTGCCGCTGATGTTGTTGACGCCGTACGCGGGCAGGTTGCGCGACGTGGTGCCGGCGTTGATGCCGTTCTGCAGCGCCTCGGGGCCGACCAGCAGGTCGGGGATTTCGCCGTTTCGGCCGGAGCCGGACTGCGCCGAGGACAAGGGGGTGAGCCCGAGGCGACGCCCGAAGATCGTCGTGACAAGCCGGTTTGTTGGGAAAGCCATGACTGACTCCTTTGTGAGGTGTTGCGCGAGCTGTTGTGAAAGAGATGCCCGAGGCCGTCGGGTGGCGGATCAGGAACCAAAGAAGCCGGGCGTTGCCATCACGGACGCAGCGCCGGCCGAGGTGGCCGCGGACAGCCAGCCTTGCGGCGGCACCGTCGCGTACATCCCCTGGCCGGGCAGCACGCACATGCCGACGCACGGCACCGCGGTGGTCGGGCAGGCGGCCTGGATCGACGACGACCCCGCAGCCACATACACGGGGATCGTGCTCGGATTGGCGATGTACATGCCCTGCTGGCTGCCGGTGGACACCTGTGTCGGAGTCGAAGCGGTGCTACTGGACGCAGCCACGAGCGCGGACAGCGCACCGGCGGCGATCTGGAATGCGGTGATCGACATGGGTCAGCCTTTCGAGGTTGCGAGTACCGCAGCGCGGCTCAGGATGAATGCAACGCGGCGGGCGTCCTCAAGGTGATCGCTCGGTATGCGCTTCTCTTCGTTTTCTGGCGTGTCGACCACCTGGGCGATCCCGAAGGCTTCGCGCTCGAGGTTGACGACGACGCGCTGCGTGTCAGCGAGTTGCTTCAGGACGCTCGCGTGCTCCTTCAGGTTCGCCTCGCTTGGCTTCACAGCCTCCAGCCGGTCGAGCAACTTGTTCGCGATGCGCTTGGTCTTCTGGATGTCGGTGCGGTGCTCGCGACGGATCTGCGCCTGGATCGCGGCGTTGGCTTCGACGATCGCCTTCTCTGGAACCTTGGTGTCCGTGGAAACAAGACTGGAAACAGCTTCCTTGGAAACAAGCGCGTCGGCCTTGGCTCGAATCTTCGCCGTGAGGTCGCGCTCCCAGCCCTCTTCGCGCGAGCGGCGGTTTATCAGGGTGTGGCTGACTTCGAACTCAGCGGCGATCTCGCGCACCGAACGAACACCGGCGCGGTACTCGCGCTCGATGCCCTCCCAGTCGATGACCCGCTTCTCACTCATGGAGCGGGATTGGGCAGGTGCCGGCTCAGCTTGTCACTTCACTCGCCCGAGTTTGCAAGGTGCCACGTGAAACATACGCGGCATGCTCTTCTTCCCAGAAGTTGAACAGGCGCGCGGCCTTGTCGTAGGCCGGCGAGCGGATGTTGCCGCAGCGCACCTGCGCGATGTAGCCGCTGCCCAGGCCACAGCACACCTCGATCTTGTAGTCGCGCCAGCCCCACGTGTTGAGGTCGGCGACGATCTGGACGACATCGATCTGGGCTGGGATCACGGCTGAACCTCGGCTGCTGTCAGCGGCGTGCCGGCCTTCAGCGCTCGGCGTGCGCGGCACCCACCGAGAGGTGCATCTGGGTGCAGGCCGAGCGCCGGTCGCGCGCTCACCACGTTGTCGCCCAGGCGCAGCGGCTCGCCTTCGGCGATGTCCTTGGCCACCCACAGACTGCGGCGCAGGGCTGTAGACTCGTTCGGGCCGGGACCATAGGAAGGCACACCTATCGCTGACGCGGCGCGGCGGCACTCGGTGACCAGTTGCTTGAACTCGGCGGGCTCCATGCTGAAGCCGGCATCCGGGCCGCCGTCGGCGCGGCTCAGTGTCAGGTGCTTCTCGATGTAGGTAGCGCCGAGGGCGGTGGCCGCCACGGCGACACCGATACCCAGGCTGTGGTCGGAGATGCCCACATAGTGGGGCCATCGATCCATCGTTCGCAGGTTGGCGTCGCTCGCGTCCGCCGGATAGGCGCTGGTGCACTTGAGCAGCGTGATGTGCTGGCACCGTCCAGTCGCGTGCAGGGCATCGACCACCTCGGCCGACGTCGCCATCCCCGTGCTCAGGATCATCGGCTTGCCCTTGCTCGCCATGTAGCGGATCAGCGGCAGGTCGACGAGCTCGAAGCTGGCCACCTTGTGGCGGTCGACATCCAGAGTCTCGAGGAAGTCCACGCTTTCGCGGTCGAACGCGGCGCTGAAGGGGATCAGTCCGCGGTTGCGCGCGTGCGCAAAGATCACGGGGTGCCACTCCCACGGGGTGTGCGCTTCCTGGTACAGGTCGCGCAGCATGCGGCCAGCCCACGGGCCGCTGGTCAACTGGTAGTCGCTGATGCACATCGTGCCCGGCTTCCAGGTCTGGAGCTTGATCGCGTCGGCCCCGGCATCGGCCGCAGCGTCCACGATGTCGAGCGCGCGCTGCAGGCTGCCCAGGTGGTTCGCCGACATCTCGGCGACGATGAAGGGGCTATTCGTGCGCATAGGTTACCTGCAGATGGCTGAAGCCGATTGACGCGAAGAGGCGCTTCGAAGGCTCGTTGTCCGGATTGATGTTGGCGAGCAGCCGGCCTGGATGGCGGCGCATCACTTCGAGCACCGCCTCACGCGCCAACCCCTGCCCGCGGTGCTTCTTCAGCACCGCGATGCCGATCTCGCGCCGCTTCGTGACGTAGATGCACCCCGCCTCGAACTGCGCCGGCGAGTTGAACCAGTACCACGCGTCGTACGGCTTCGATCGGATGAAGGCACAGTGCTGCTCCCACGTCGGCATCGCGCGGTGGCTGATGTTCTGGTGGGGCTCGCGTTCCTTGAGGAGTTGGTAGGGCAACCCCCACATCTGCGGGTCGGTGTAGAGGTCGTGCAGGTTCACTTTCGGTGCCTTCCCTTCAGGAGCAGCGCGACAAGCCGCGCGCAGCACCAGGCGAACAGGGGTGCCGCGACGATCATCGTCAGCCAGTACGGCACTTGCATCCAGTTGGGCATCTCGGACCAGCTGCTCGGGCCGAATGGCCAGTGCTCGACCAGCCAGAACGACAACCACACGAAGGCCAGCAGCCCAGCAAAGAACGCGCTGACGATGATCCTGTTCATTGCGGCGGCGTGACTTTGTACCCGCGCTCCGTCATGCATTGCGCGAAGACTTCGCGCTGCTTGCGCCGCTCCTCGGCAATGGCGATTGGCGCGCCGATGATGGTCAAGCCGGCCACGAACGAGCCGGCGACGCGGGCGTCGGTGTTGGCTTCATCCTTCGCGCGGTCTTTGCACACCAGGATGTTCTGGTCAGTCTGGGCTTGGGTCTGCCCTTGCTGTGGGTAGGACGTGCCCAGCGGAAAACTACCGCAGCCAGCGAGCGCGACCACGCTCAGGAGAATCAGCTTCTTCATACTCGAACCTCGATGTTGTTGCGTTTGAGGAATTGAGCAGCCCCCCTCGGAGTTGCATCGGTGAACGCGAACATGGCGCCAGCTGCGCAAGCGTCCGCGCCGGCCTTGAAGGCGGCCAGCATGTGATCGTAGGAGCCGCACCCACCGGAGGCAATCACCGGAATGGATACCGCTTCGGAGACTTCGCGGATCAGGTCGAGGTCGTAGCCCTGCAGGGTGCCGTCGCGGTGAACGCTGGACAGCAGGATCTCGCCGGCGCCCGATCGGTCGAGCGCGATAGCCGCGATCGAAGGCGGAACGATCGACCGCGACGTGCCGCTACGCTTCGACGTGCCGCCGTCCTCTGTCGCCTCGATGCAGGCTGTGATTGCCTGGCGGCCGAACCGCTCAGCGGCCTGCTTGATGAGACCGGCCTCCTCCCAGTAGCCGGTGCAAATCGCCACCTTGTCCGCGCCGGCGCGCAGCAGCGCGTCGATGTCGTGCAGCGTGCGCACCCCGCCGCCCACGGTGATCGGGATGAAGCAGCCCTCGGACAGCTCACGCACCAGATCAAGGTCTGGGCTCCTGCCCTCAGCAGTCGCGGAGATGTCCAGAATGCAGAGTTCATCCACGCCGCGGGCTGCATGCACTTTCGCGGCCTGAAGCGCGTGGCCGATGCTGCGCCAGGAGTTGAAGCGCTCACCTTTCACCAGCGTTCGGCCTCGCACGAGCATGGTGGGGATGACTCGTTTAGCCAGCATGGCCGAACTGCTCCAACAGCTGATTCAGCCGATACCGCGCCACACCAATCCGGTCTAGCACCTCGTCGACCGAGACCCCGGCGTACATCGTCGGAAACAGGTGGTCGTGATGTTCGACCCACTGCAGCGCCGCCTCGCGCCCGACGCGCCCGGCCCGCACATCTACGCTGATCTGCTGGCACCCGCGGCCGAAGCCGAACTTCGCGTGCATGAAGTGATCGTGCAGGCCGGTCTGCGCGTTGTCGAGGTTCTCGCTTCGCCACCAGTTCGCCGCGCTCGGCGGGGTGTACTGCGTGCGCATGCCAGCACGCTCGGCGACCTCGGCGTTCTGCCGGCTGTCCCACGGCAGGTACTGCCCGAGAAAGTGAGCCTCGATCGGCGCCGACTGGTTGGTGCGGACCATGTAGTCCTCCATGTCGCGCTCGGTGATCCCCTCCATGCCGACGAAGTCACCGGGCCGCAGTCCGAGGAAGCCGCCGAACTCCGAGCGCCAGCGCATCGTCAGTTGCTTGGCCTCTTCGCTTCCCACAGGCCCACCGTACTGATCCTGCGGGTTCTCGCCGTAGAAGATCAGGTTGATGCCGAGATCGAGCGCGACGTTGAACGGCGTGCTGAAGATCGCCGCGTGCTCGGGCCAGCTGATGTCGCCGACCATCTCCAGGCCCAGGCGGTTCAATTTCGCGCGCACCGACATGTTCGGAACCACCTCGATCGTGCGGGCGTAGTGTGCGAGGTTGTCGATGTTCGCCCGCCCGAGTGGCGTCAGGTGGCACGTGCGCGCCGTCACCACGGTCACGTCAGCGCCGAGTTCGAGCAGCGTCAGCACTTGATAGGTCGAGTCCTTGCCGCCCGAGCTGGGCACGATGCAGCGGCCGTCGTGGCGGTCGAGCAACTGCAGCAACTGGGCCTTGCGCTCGGCCCAATCGATCGTCGGTCGGCGCTTGAAGCTGATGCAGGCCGAGCACTCGCCGTCGATGAAGGGGGTGTCGGGCCTCGTCGAAGGCATCACGCAGCAGGTGCAGCGCAACATCACGACTTCTCCATCAGCCAGTAGTGGCAGTCCTTGAACCCCTGCGCTACCCCGGTCTCGACCAGACTCAGGCCGCGCGCCATGTACAGCTCGCCGAACGGCCGGCGCCAGAGCTTGCCGGCGTTGCCGCGGTACTCGACCTCCTGCTCGACCTCGCCGGCGTACTCGATCGCCAGCACGTAGCGTGAGCTCACGTCGTGCAGTGCCGCCAGGGTCTGCGGCAGGTCGTCGGGCGCGATGTGGATCAGCACGCCGGATGTGACGACAAGCTCGGCCGCGCCCGGCCCGAAGAACTCGGCCACCGCGTGCGCCGGCATCTCTTCGACATCGAAGCCCGCGGCCTTCGCTTCGCGCAGCGCTTCCTGGTTGATGTCGACCCCGGACATCATGAAGTCCTTGTTGATGGAGCGCAGCGCATGCAGGTTCCAGCCGGCGTTGGTGCCGACATCCAGGAAGCTGCTGGCCTCGGTCAGGTCGACGATGTGCTGCCAGAACGGCACGCGCTCCTGCCAGTCCACACGGTTGCGGGCGGTGTAGTCGGAGCCGAACGGCCCCTGCCAGAATTCCTCGGTCGCGTTCATGGTGCCCTCCTCAAGGCGTCGTACTTGGACTCGGCGACATGCCAGTCCCCGATGGTGTTGATGTCGATGCAGCGCTCGGCCGGAAGCGGCACGAACACCGTCGACGGGTGATCGAGAGACAACCCCTCGCGGAAAGCCTGCGCGCGGCCCCAGTAGAAGCAGCCAGCGTCGGCGCCGTCCGGGTATGTCGACATCACGTAGCAGAGGCCCCGCAGCGCTTGCACCCCACGCGCCAGGTCAGCCGCCAGCAGCAGAGGCGAGCACGGATAGATCACGCACGCGAAGTGCGCCTGCGGCAACTGCAGCAGCACGTCGCGTGCGATCTCCTGCGTGCCCTTCGTGCCGTCGTCGGTGGGGCGGCGCATGACGACAGCACCCGCTTCGAGCGCGACCTGCTCGATCTCGTCGTCGTCGGTGCTCACCACGACCAGCTGGAACAGATTCGAGGCCTTGGCCGCCTCGATCGGATAGCACAGCATCGGCTTGCCGCGGAAGTCGCGCACGTTCTTGCGCGGCACCCTGACTGAGCCGCCGCGCGCCGGGATGATCGCCACGTTCAATTGAAGACCTCGCCCATGCAGATGTCGACGACCTGCTTCGCGAGCTGGCGGTTGTTGGTGGTCTTCTTCTCGCGCATCGAGTTGAAGACCACGCTCAGGCGGTCCACCAGCTTCGTGCGGTGGCGCTCGATTAACTCGGCCTTCAGCGCACCGCTGGCGGACTTCAGCCCGCTCTCGGCCTCGAAGGCGAGATCAGCAATCAGCGCCGACATGGTCAATGCATCGGGCGCCGACAGGATGAAGTTGGCCGTGTGCGCCGGGCGCTTCTCGTGGGTCTGCTGGTCCTCTTCGTTGAAGAGCAGCCAGACCTTCCGATCTCGCGCGACGACCTGCATTTCGATGTCTGTGCGAATCTGGCGCTCGCCGATTTCGTCGCTCATTGGAAGGCTTTCAGGGTAGACAGATCGGGGTAGTCGCTGCGCGGCAAGTCCGCGTTGTGCTTGGGCAGCATCGACAACTTCATCAGCCCGTGCGCAGCGACTTCAGGCGAGAGGTAGGCGTGCCAGCTCGGGTACTGCACCTGGTCGTCCTTCGGGTCGGCCCCTTCGGTTCGGCCATCGAAGCGCGCGCGCCGGAGCCACGCATCGGCCTCGGGGTTGTCGTGAAGGATGGCTCCGCCCTGGCTCAGGCCGAGCGTCTTGCCCCAGTGAAAGCTGACGCACCGGAACGTGTCGGGGTAGTGCATCCCAAAGGTGAACCTTCGGGCAGAGTCAATAACTGGCAGTGGGTCGAACCAATACTCACCCATCCAGTCTTGGTCTCGGAACTCAACATCAAAGCCCGCACTGCGCACGCTTGCAGGAACGCCAACATAGGACAGCTTCGGCATGGTCACAAAGGGCCCAGGAAGGCCGTCGTCAACGTCCCCAAATAGCCGACGGTGCCACGCCAGCGCCATCAGGATCGCCTGCGTGCAGCTCGTGGTCGTCACCGCGAACCGAGCGCCGGTGTAGGCGCAGAGCGCGGCCTCGAACTCGCGCGTCACCGCGTGCGGGTCATGCTTCACAGAGCGCCTCCCGTAGTTCGGCCACGGACATGCGCCGCGCGCGATCGCTGCTGTTGCCGGGGCCCATCGACTCGTGCTTCTTCTCGAACTCGGAAAGGCCAGTCAGCGCCATCGGAAGGCCGAACGCCGCGGCCAAGTCACCCACACGGAACGCCGGCAATGCAGGAATCGCGAGTTCGCCGCCGCGCATCGTGTCGGCGGTCTCCATCACGAGCTCTACCGCCTCGGCACGCCGCATGAAGAAGCGAGTGCATTCCGGGTCGGTGACAGGCAAGTCGACACCACCGCCAGCGATGCGTGCGCGCCAGGTCGGCACGATTGAGCCGGTGCTGTTCCACACGTTGCCGTAGCGCACCGCGGCGAAGATCGGGCCCGATGCCCCTCGCGTGTTGTTCGCCGCCAGGATCAAGCATTCGGCGCCGGCCTTGCTGATTCCGTACGCGCTGCAAGGCTCGAAGGCCTTGTCGGAAGACAGGCCGATGACCTTTCGAACACCGGCACGCTTCGCCGCGCGGATCACGTTGCGTGTTCCGTCGATGTTGGTCGCGAACATTTCGTCCGGGTTGTAGAAGCCGACCTCGATGCGCTTCAAGGCGGCGGCGTGCACCACCACGTCAATGCCATCCATCGCCTCTTCCAGGCGGTCCTGCGATCTCACATCGCCGATGAACCAGCGCAGCCGGGAATCGTCATCGAACTCCCTGCGCATCAGCGCCTGCTGGTACTCGCCGCGCGAGAAGATGCAGACGCGCTCAGCACCTCGATCAAGCGCTTCGCGGACGAACCCGCGGCCGAAAAATCCGGCCCCGCCGGTGACGAGAATTGACTTCATGTGAGTACCTTGCAGATCCGGAACACGATGCCGCCCAGCGTCAACTCGGCGCCCACGCGGATCAAGATCGGCGACACGCGGTCGCCCTCGATCGACACAGAGATCGGCTTCCAATTGCCACGTCCTTTCGGTTTGCAGATCAGCATCACGCAGCGATCCGTTCTTGAAGCGGCGCCTCGATGGCCCACACCTCCACCCGCACACCCGGCGTGGCCGAGTAGCGCTTTCGAATGCGGCAGTCCACCGCCTGCACGTCGTCCTTCCAGACCACGCCGTTCAGCCCGTCGAAGATGGCCTTCACGACGTTGTCCACATCGGGCTTCGTGGTCGGGAACACTTCGCCTGCGAGCGCCTGGCGCTGCTTCTTCTGCGACCAGCTCGCAGGTACCTGGCAGTCGATGGCGAGATTCACCGACACGGCGCATTGCATCGGCTCGATCTGGCCAGTCGAGCGCATGGCGAACTGCGCCGCGTGCGCAACAAGGCCTTCGTAGGCCACGGTCTTCGCTGGCGTGGCCATGCGCGAGAAGCCGCCTATCTTGACGATCTTCGCCCTGCCCTTGCCTTGGGGCTGGCCTGGGACGGTGAAGGCGATCATCGCGGCCACCCGAACACAAGCACCGCGCCACCGGCGACCAGCAGCACCGCGATCACCGTCCGCACGAGGCGACCACCGCGCACGCCGCGCCGCTCCGGAACTTCAGAGGTCGCCACGTCGATCTCGTCGTCGAGCGTCAGGGGCGGAACCACCGGCCGGCGCGGGCACTTGCCCCCGTTCAATGCGATCAATTGCGAAGGGCACGAGCAGTCGTTGCACTGCGCCGCTGCGGCTTGTGTCGTCGTCATGCTGCACCTCGTTGAACCGGAATACCGTCAAGCCGGGCCTGAATCTCGACATTGCGGCTCTCGCTGCGCAGCTTCGAGGGGTTGGTCTTGGAGAACACGCGCAGGGCCACCGCGACGAAGGTTTCGAGCTCGCACATCGCCGTGTCTTCGGCCGAGCCTTCCATGGGGCTCAGGGCCTCACGCAGCACCAGCAGCGACTCGGTTATGTCGGCGTCGATCTGGCGAACGTCGGAG